TAATGCGATTGGTAAGAGTTCTACATTACAATCTACCGTGTCATTTCAAGGAAAACCGAATGATACGACTTTTATCAATAGTTCTTTAGCGCGTGTTAGAGGAGGGGGTTCAGTTGCCCCTAAAAAGAAGGGTGCTTTAGCTAATACATTCAAATCGGGCGGAGGTTCTACTACAACTGGGACTGGAAATAGACAGATATTTGCGTAAATTTTATATAGGTAGTGTATATAAGCCAATGAACAAATATCTCGTTGAATTTCTAGGAACTCTTTTTTTTCTTTATGTAATCCTTGCCACTGGTAATGCGTTAGCAATTGGTGCTGCTTTAGCAATCGCTATTTTGGTCGGAGGTGCTATTTCTGGCGGAAACTTCAATCCGGCTGTATCTGTTATGATGGTCGCTGCTGGTAAATTACCACAGAATGATTTAATTCCATATGTTCTTGCCCAAATAGCGGGTGGTTTGGCTGCTTTAGAACTATACAAACGCGTTAAACTTTAAACCATTGGTAGGTAGTTTATTTAGAGTAGTTTATTTAGAGTAGTTTATTTTGGTAATATAATGATTATATAATATTTTTCTATGAATATTATATAAGATAATTATGGATTATAGCAATAGCAATGATCAACAATCCTCTACAGACGGCGAAAATAAACCCTCTGTGTTAGGAAATATGTGGGATGGATTAAAAAATAGTCTATCAAGTATTAAAAATAGCGTTACTGGTATGCTTTCTTCGTCATCTGCTGAACAGAATCCTAATCCTCCTACTGGTGGAAAAGGCAGAAAACACAAAAAATCTATGAAAGGTGGAAAATCTAAAAAACACACATCATCTAAAGCGCAAAAGGGAAAGGGAAAAAAACGAACTGCTGGTCGAAAGTAAGGAAATATTTATCATGCGTAAAATATGATACCATAAAATAATTATAGTATCATACATAAAAATAATTAATATGTAGTAAGTTACTTTCGCTCTTTGATTTTTTTCATGATACTTAGTAATAAATATACACCTAATACACCAAGTGACGCGTAAAATAATTTCACCAGTAAATCATCTGGTGTTTTACTTCCCTTTTTATTTGTAAAAGCTTCACGGCACACTTCTCCAGTAATAGGGTTCTTATTATATAGTGGCTTAAAATCACATGGGTTCATATTTTTTAAATCCGTCGTGGTAACGTGTCTGGTTTCAGTTCCTCTATTGTTATTTACATCAATTGTTTCTAGTGTGATTTCGTCACATTCCGGTTGAGAACCACTCATAAATGCTTGGAAAATAAGCATTGGATTAAGTGCGGATACATTGCTTAATGTTCCAGGGACCAACCCTTCAAACTCGCCAAAGTTCACATTCATTCCACTACTTATAAAAGGTATCGATCCATCCGGAACATTATTTACATAAACATATCTATCTACAATTTGCTTTGATTTTTTATCTTTACATGTAGCCGCTGTTTTTAAAAAGAATTTGTTACCAAGTGGACCTCCAGTAGCGGATGCTTGACCTTTACCAGTAACTAATACTTCTACATAATTAATTAATCCACCTACATCAGCAGCAATGGTGGAAATGGATCCATTTGAACTCATTCCCATTTGACTGGGCGATTTAATTTGTTTCCAATATTGATAATCTGGTCCTAATATTCTTTGTTCAACACCTTTTACATCATCTAATACTTCTTCAAAAAAATTTCCAGTTGACATATTATATATACTATTTAAATATATAAAATATTGTGTAAATTGGTGAAACAATACTATGTATTTTAACAGTTAATTTTCTTTCTTTATTATATATTAAAATGTCTAAACCTAATAATTTTAGTTATTCAAATACTTTAACAACTGCGAAACAACCTATAGTTGATGTAAAGGGGGTATCTAATAATGGCATGGAACCTATATCAGTTGGAGTAATGGGTGGAATGACTAGACCCAATGTTAATTTAGGTCATGCTCCACAAACGGACGCCTCGAGCAATTATAATATTGCTCAAAATTACATTGGCCCATTTGGTAAGGCATACCCAATGAAACATTGGAGAAGACAATTGAGCATGAATAGTAATGGAAGACAAAGTGGCCGAAGTTCCGCTTCAATTAGTGTCGTTGATAGACCTGGCGGAACTGTATTTAGGGGATATACGTATGAAACTGGTTGTTCTTGTGACGGAAGTGGCAATTTATACATCACATTTGATAATAAATTTCTACAGTCTGATTATCAAAGCATAAAGCCACATGTAATTATTCCTTTAGCTTCTGGTACTACAAATAACAAGATTCAAAATAATGCCGCAATTCAAATTGGCCCGGTAGACGCTTCTGGTAGCTATCAAATCCAAACCGGTATTTATATGACAAATCGAATATGTAATACACCAGAAAACAATATAATTAAATCAGCGGTTACGTTGTTAAGCAAGTCTTATTACAGTGATAATAAAGCGTATTTAAAGTCTCGTTGTAAATTGTACAGTCAGAAGCAGTCTATTCAAGAGATTGCTGGAAATACATATGATTCCCCTTATATTGAAAATAATTCGACCGAATTTAATACCAATAACTGTACAAATCCATATCAAACTGGAAGACAATGTAGCAATACTACAACATACAAACCAAGTAATGCGCAATTTGCGGTTCAAGGTGCGGTCGACAATGGAACACGATTGGCTAAATTGAAGTATGATACTATTACGAAAAATGGCGCGTCGTTTAGAAGTGCGTTTGGAGAGGCAGCCGCGAATGCTGGAAAGTATCAAGGAAATTATGATGGAAACACTGCGTATTTTATTAAGACAAAATATAATCCTCCTTTGGCTTGGAGACGCAACGGACAAAAAACAATTTGTGCGACTGGAAATTCCAATTGTGGTCCTAGTCAAGTATTATCTTCTTTCTGGAGTTCGGTAAATTAAATTGATGTCATGGTTTGTATTGTTTTTCTGATTGTGTTTTGTTTTTTGTTTATTGCGTAATAATATTATTTATTATTTCTGTTAAATTGATTCCGTTAAATTGATTCTGAATTATTCTTATCATCATTATCACTTGATGTATTTTTATCATCAGCTTGAGTCAAATCGACAGTTACCTTATTTGCTTCTTTTTCTGCCAAATATTGATCTGTTACATCTTGGATGTCATCATCAATATAAACTTTATTATCTGCTACATGTTGTTCAATTTTGGGTTCAGCAATGGTTTCATTATTATTAATATCATTAATTGGAATCAAATCTGGTAAATCGGCATATTCATCTGATTCGTCATGAGTAGTTTCTTCTGAATCGGCATGACTAGTTTCATTGGCATAGTCGTCTCCATTATCATCAGTATCGCCATTTCCGTCACCATCAATATCGTCACCATCATCAGATTCGTCGTCAGATTTAGGTTCTGTTTTAATATAAGTAGTATTGATATTTATAGGAATACCATTATTAAATAAATTACTATATATTTCATTGACATCGTCGACTGACGCAAAATTTCTATTAATAATACCACTTACTATATCTCCCATGTGGCGAATATTATAATTTATGCTATTTATGGATCGTGCTATATTTATGCTGGTTGATATACCAATTAGTAATTTATCTATCCATACCGAACAAACCGAACACATATATCCTAACATGACACATATAGCACTAATAAATATAAGTGCTAACCTAACCATTCCAATTATATTGTAAATAATGTATACATGAATATCAACATACAATGAGATGACTGCCGTGTCGATATTCATGATTTCACTCTTCATATTTTCTGCGTTCATAGTTTCACTAGACATATCCGTAAGATAAATAAAATGTATCTATAATTAATGGGTTCAATTTTTTTATTAAAATAAAAAAATTGAATTATAAGAAGAATACGTTATGAAAAATTACTAATAAAAAATTTAATCCGCTAAAAACTTAGTCAATGCCTCGCTAGTTCTAGGACCATCATAGTCCTTAAATTCTCCTTTATCATCAACTACTAATATTGTAGGAAAACCACGAATGTTGTATTTCTCCAAATCGTCACCCGCTTCACTCATCTCTACCTTGCGCAATGTCACTGGACCAGTGTATGATTGAACAAAGTTATCCCATTCTGGCGCGAATCGTTTACAATGACCACATTCGTTCATATAATAATATGTACATGTTCTAGGATTTCCAAAGTTCTCAACTTCGGATTTTTTCTTAATAAATAGAGCCCATAAAATATAAACAGCTATAGCAACTGTGATTAATTTTACAACTCGCGATGATCTATGCCACTTATATAATAGTTTGTGCATTATATACTATTGGTATAAAATAAAAAATAAAAATAAATTAAACTATGTTAAACGTAAAAATTGCGCTTATTTATACTACATTAAATGTAAAAATATTTGTTTGTATCAAACTTTTGTTATAGATAATATGGTTTTTTTCACACCATTGAATACATTTTTGAATATTATTTTTCTTCATTGTTTCTAGACGATCGTTCTTATTTTTACAATTCATCAAATTTAATGTAGCTCCAATATTTTCTATTTGCTGTTGTCCAAAAATAGCATTATATTCCTCAATCTTATTAATATAAAAATAATCCAATTTAAATCCTAAAATTCCAGAAATAAATGGCGCAGTTTTTAATGTCGAATAATTGCTAATAATATTCTTAATTAACGCATCTGGATATTTTTTAAACCCCTTACATACAACATATTTCTCCGAATTAGCCATTCTACTTGTAGACGGTTTTACAATGTAAACTTGTTTATATAACGTAGATAACAAATATAATATGTCACATGTTGTTTTTGTAAAAATATCAAAAATTTTCATTATAAAATGCCCGCCTATTTTTTGCATTGATATAGCAAAACTAACTTGAGCCAATAATAAGTTGCTTGCTAGTATTTCTTGCTGATTAAAATCTATGGAAAAATCAAATCCACCATCCGCAGTAATAATATTCATCGAATTTTTATATTTATTACTACAATATTTCAAATTCTCTACATCTAGTAAATCACCTGTACCAGTAGCCCCATACTCAATTTGAATATTCGGATGACTTTCTAAAAAACTACTGGTTTTTTTCCAACCAGGCACATTCGGATCGTCGTTTATTAGTGTCATACCATAATAGGTATCTAATGTATTATTTCGCATAAAATTAGTGGCTTCTATAAATCCACCTGGTCCCTCGGCCAAGTGAAATGTATTAATGGACTCAGATACAAAATTGTCGAATAAGCTAAACATGTTGACCAGTTCTACCATTTTATAAAATGATCTGGAAAGTGGTTTTAATTTGCTAACAGAGTATTTTGTGTTGGGTACAATCGTATGAATAAATTCGTATGGATTTGTATATCTCTTCATATAATCCCAATTTTCATAATTTTCATCGATTTGCTTTTTGATATTATTTAAATAATTGTTCAATGTGAAACTAACATATAAATTATCTTCTTGGCTTGATTGAAAATGTAATTTATCTATATTTGTGTGGATTTCTGGTAATAAATAATAACTCATGATGATACTAGTATAATAAAAAATATGTTTAGGTTCTTTTTATTATACACTAACAACGGATTTCCGTTTTATCTGTCTAATTATTGATATGATCGTTTTGCTTATTGATATGATCGTTTTGCTTATTTGCTATCTTTGCTCTCCTTACTTGATGGTTCCAACTTTAACTTGCGCTTTAATTTCTTAGGAGCCTTTGGTTTATTCTCTTCCTCTTCTTGTGCGGCAACCATTTCTGCCTCTTCGCCATCTAGTTTATCCATTTGCTCTTGAAATTTTGAACTACCAATCATAGTATTATATATTGCGCGAGTATCTACATTTCTAATTTTTTTATATATGAAATACTTGTTAAAGAATGAAATCTGTTTTTCCTTTGGCGTCATCTTGAACGCATCACCATAGTCATTCTTCTTTTTGGGAGATCGAGCAATCTCAGATTCCATTAGTTTATATAGTTGTTGAAACGAATCTACACTGTTTGAAATACCAATCTCAGCACATTCGTCTTTCGTTAACAATACGAATCCATAATTTTCTATAACTCTAGTCAAATACTCAAAGTTAACCAAATATTCACGGAATGTTTTATTGATTGTTTCTTGAAATACATCAATTGCGTAACCCAATGATGTTTCGTCATCATCAAAATTATCGTTTTTATATCCCTTTGTAATTTGCCAAATTTTCTTGTCCCCATCTAATATAGAGACGCTTTCTCCCGTCTCGGTTCCACGCAACATATCAAATATCGCGGTTCCGTCGTAGCATCCACCTACAAAATAACCATTTACTTTGGTACATTCACTCACATTTCTTAAGAAGCTGTTCAAAGTCTTCTTATTTTCAAAGAAATAGTGAATCGCAAATTGACAAGAGCTAATATTAAAACCTTCATTTGCCTTTCCATATTGTCTATAGACACCGAGTCCTAGCTTATCCTTGTCTTTGGGTCCTTCTCCAAATACCGCATTCGTGATTTGTTTCGCTTTTTCACTATACAGCGCTTCACCATCCTTAATATTAAATACTGAATTGCCATGGACAAATAATGCGTATGGCATAACTTTGAACGATTTGCGATAATTTAAATATCTAGCACACGCACCGTCAATACGGTTTTCAATATTGTCCTTTGCTATATCAATACCAAATACAAATGATAGCTTGGCATTTATCCATTTGGGGAAATCACCACCTTTACCAACTGCGTAATCTATGAGTGTATTGCCTTTAGTTGCGATACTTGTTATCAATAATTTTTTTACGAATAAATTATGAAAATCTCGTAAGCCGCGCGTTTTAGATTGTCCGGCTACACGATTATAGTAAACATCGTCGTCGGCTAATTCGTCTGGAATATTTAGTCCGGTTCTAATCATCTCCTCTGTAACTGGATTGTGAATAGAATGCCAGTTATTATTGGCCACATGATACGCGTTACCATATTGCGGAAATCCCTTCTTATACTCTTCTGTTTTATCGTAACGCACGCGTAATGGAACCCATCTCCACTTGTTTTCACGAGTAAAATCATACCTAAACTCAACAATCATTCCGTCGCTAAATACTTCCTTCTCTTCAGTAAAGAGTTGTTTATTACCGCTTTCATCTGTGTGTAGCATAATATTACATATATTCGCGTCTGAGTCAAACGGGTTTGTTGGATAAAATGGCATAGGTTTATATGTTTCTTCGCGTTCTACACCTCTATCGCTATCCACGAAACTGGGCAGTTTGTCATTAATAACATCAGCACATGGATTAATATAACCATGTTTCTTCTCATCAAAACCAACGCGTAAAACAAGTGTCTTGTATTGTGATAATTGTTCACTAGCGCTAGCATTATTTCCGTCTTGGAATATATTTCCAACATAATCTTCGCTTCCGTTTACATCTTTTTTAGTAGTAACCAAGAAATCGATTGTATTGAATTCTGCCGGTTTCCATTTGAATGAGTATTCCCAACTGGGCTTTGTTAGAGGTCCAGCTTCACCGGGCTTGTCTGCGGCTACACCAAAATAGGCCGGAGTAAAGATCAAACCATCAATTTCATATTCATATAGCCCTTGCTTTTGTTGATCGATTATAGTATTACAGCATTGAAATATACTGACATCTTTACTATCTGCTTTAAAATTTTTGTGTTCTATACGAATCGGAGATGGTTTATCTGAAATGGATGAAACCGCGCCCAAATTTTTAATAATATTGATAAGTGTTGGTAATCGATACTTTGTTAAATTTACTTCTTTTCCATCATCGCGAGGAGGAGGAATAAATGAATTCGCACGAACATCTTTTTTATTGACAATATAAATATCAAATGCCGCATATAAATTAATGAATTCGCCGCGTTTATTATGTAAAATATGTTCCCCATCTATTATCGTTTCATGAAAATCGACATTTTTAGTCATTGAACCAGTATATTGAATATTCATATTTGTATCGATCAAATATATTTTTCCATCTTTGTTTATGTATAGTAATTTTCTCATACCGTCTGCTTTTTCAGTGACTGTGTAATCTTTACGAATATTGGGTATGACCGTGTCATCATTGATAGGCGCAATATTAGATATTTGTAGGGTAGATGAAGATGGACCTAAAAACATTTTGGGTTTCATTCTCATCTTTTCATTGTATTCTTTACCGTACACAAGTTTTAAATATTGATCACCGACATTTCTTATTTCGCTATAGGGAATTGGGTATTTTGTATTTTGTAAACCGGACAAAACGTGAATAATTGCCTTTCTCAGCGCCTTTGATAATATAATGTGATTAGAATAGTTAGTTCCAGCCCCTACCTTGTGATTTAAAACCTCCAACTCTATTTCATATTTTTCAATGTTATCAAAGACCTTTGCTGACTGAATTGTATATTCTGGTTTCGCTCTGTATCGTTTGCGTCCATTATAATCGTATTCTTCCATTTCGCCCTCTTTTACAATACTCAAATCGAAACGAATCGGCAAATCATTATGAACGAATGATGTTCGATTAATATAACGGAATGTTTTCTTGCTTTCAGTCCAAGATGAAATGATACTTTCGGCAAATGCTCCATGTGATGGTATTTTTTTCTCTGTTTGAAATGAAGCACGAAGATTGAAATCATCTATATCAACTGGATATATCGGCTTGTCGGCAACAATAGCATAATTTTTCTGGGTAAAATCGACTGCTAATTTTTGAAGAGAATTTGACTGACAATATTGTTGAATTTGATGAATACCGTTTAATTCAACACGAACATTTGATTGTTTTGTTTGTCCCGTTTTCTTATCCAAATAATCACTCTGCATTTTCAATGTGTATGCGTTGACATTCAATAATTCAAATCCGGATGATTTTAGTTTTTGAATCACATTATCAAAATCGATTTTAGAGATGGGCTTAATACCTCGTGTTCCAAAACGAATTTCGAATTCTGGAACACCATCTCCTATTCTAGCAACACTTTCTAAATATTTATTAACAATATTATCAAATTGCTGTTGAGAATTTAATTCCGGCATGATTCTGTATATATACTTGAACATATTATTTTATATTTGTTTTCAATTTTAAAATTAATTGTTTTATGATTTGATTATATGATTATTGAATATGATTGTTGTTTCATAACTTGCTCAATATTTTTTCATACATTTGAGGCTTTGTCATATCATGTGCGTCGATATGTAATCGTTTACATATATCCTTTAATTCGTCAGATTTATAACTAGAAACTGCCTTCAATGGTTTATCTAAATTTTCTAATTTCCAGTAATACTCTCTGTAATATTGTACTTTTTCCTTTGAAATGTTCTGTTTCAATCCAAATTTACCGTCGATTTTTTCAATTACAAAAATTGGTTTCTCATCGTTCGTTAACATTTCATAATATTTCTTGCCATCAATAAAAAAAACATTCACATCTTTTAAATGGCATAGCGCCTTTATAGAGGCCATCGTAATCGATTTTGCGTTAGCCAATTCATCCTCAACTGTATTTCTGCTTACTTTAATCGGTTTAAACAATTCCTTCTTTGATCGAAACTCTTCGATCCATTTGTATTTTGTTTCCTTTTCCATGGTGAAATAATTATGAACCATTTCGTAATTGGTAATATCATTTAAAATAATATAGAAACACCAAAATACTTGGTCTCTTTGCTTGGGGAAAAAAATATCAACTATATTCGTAATATTTTTTTTCGGAGCGACAATATTTGGTTTTGATTTATCTTCATTCATAATAATGTCTATATTAGACATATTTCTTAAGGTGAACATATATTTTGATACATCTGCTAGCATGTTGTTAGTATTCAGCATTTAATGAAATAGGCGCGTTATCTTTATTATCTTTAAAAAATGTATTAGAGAGAATATTCTTTTGCTTTTCTATTTCGCTAAGCTGCGACTCTTGTTTTTGAACATACTCAAGATACTTTTCCAATTCAAAAATGAGTCCGTCATTTAAACTCGTCAAATTCACGAATATTCCGTTTTTATTCTCATTTAATGTACACAAATCATTCGTCTTTAATAATTTCAATATTTCAATTTGGTGAAATTTATTCAACTTTTCAATTCTTTCTTTTAAACGATTCAAATCAGTCATTATATGATAATCTAATTTGTTTTTAAATGTTTTCTTGAATAACTAATTTAGGCCTTGGCTTAAGTTTATCTGGTTTAAATTTATCTGCTTTGGGTTCTATGATTTCTCCAATGACACTTACTTGCTCATCATTTAATTCATATCGTTGACCTATAACGCGAATCGTAATTTCGTCATTCTCCTTCACTGTATTGAAATATTTATTATTATAATGATGATCTCTGCTTAGATAGACAACGACTGGAGATTTATCTTCGTCAATTAACGCACGAATACCGGCTTGTGTCTTATTTTTAACATTACATTTAATCAACATACCTTCTACTGGACAACATACTAAACATTCAAATACTACATCGAATTCTACCTTGTTTTCAAATATAACACCACTTGAATATGTCAATAGTTTTGTGGAATTGGATTTTACAAACCCTTCGATCGTACATTTTCCCTCGATTTCTTTTTTAATTAATTTTTCTAGTATTTCCTTAATATTCTTGCCTAACTTGTTAAACGATACTTGAAGCTTGCGCGACAGCAAGGAGTTCATATATACACCTACCTCCTTTTTCTTGCGAAAATCCTTTTTAACAACAGTCGGAGCGTCCATTACTAATATATTATTAGAGTTTATTCTTTAATTCTATTCAATTTTAATATTAAATATAATTAAAGAAAATAATTTCAACAAAATCAATATCTGAATAATTCATTTGAATAAAAAACAAATTACACAAATTACACCAAATTACAACAAATTACACCGATACTTTTTCAATATTGTTAACAATTGATTCACTTTGGTTTAAAAACCATCGTTTGCCATTTTTCCTCATTTTGTCAAAATAACGCAAATACATTTCTTGTAACACGCAGAACTCAATTTTATTTCGACCCTTTATATTTTCGACTGTGTATTTATTCGTTCCAATTATCGTATTTAATGTTTTTATTGCGTCTGCTTTACCAGATTGGTCGCATCGTGCACCCTTACTTCGCTTATCCTCCATATTTTTTACTTTAAATATATTGTATTCGTTCTTAAAGTTGCCTACAAAACCGACTTCTGTATTGTACATGGTAGTAGGAACAATTAACCGTTTCAATTCCGATGTTAAATCCGTATAATCTTCTTGTCTTCCATTTTCCCATTTTTCACTCGCATCTTTAACCAATAAAAATTGTTTATTCTCTTTCGGTATGATGATACCGATTATTCCTTTCGCTTTTAATAATAGTCCGTTATAATACTCTTTAACCTTCTGTTCAAACTCGGATAACTCACCTTCCGGCTTAACATAAATATAGTCTAATAATTTCTTAGTTTGCTCAAAATTCAAATGTTCTAAAATATGTGATACAATAAATTTATCATAATCGACATCATTCATTCCGACATTTGTTTCCAAATATTTTGTAGTATTCAAAAATGCAGCAAATACGTACCAATCTTCTTCGCCTCGTTTGATAGTTGCTACACTTCCCTTCGCGATCTTATATATCTTGTCACTTTCCTCTAATATACCTAGACGACGACCAACTGATTGTCCGTCTGCCGCCTTTTTACTAGTTGATTCGCTACGATCTGCGATTTCACTTGGTTCTACTAAAGCCTCGATACCCATCTTATCTTCTGTCATCGTCGTATCCAATGATTTTATTTTCGAAACGCGCTCTTCTTTCATTTGAATCGGCACCTTAATCTCTTTGTGTTTAAAATCAACTGGATTTATTCTATCAAATACACTGATATTTTCATTGTTTAATTCTATTGGTTGAAACATGTAATATTCTTCAATATTTATCAAGTGCCCAATTCTGCCATATTTGTCAACGATATATTCATTTTGATCATTAATTAGTATAGTGAGTGCGGCGTTTATTTGTATAAGGGGATAATTTTTAACAACATTGATTTCACTTATTAATTTGTCTTTTTTATAGAAAAATCTTTCTTTAAACAAGTCTCGGATTCTTTGAATAATTTTATCCGTATTTATGATGATAAATGTTTCATCGTATGTGTCTAATTTAATCTTTAACTCGTCTTTATGCTTGAATGGCTTACACTTAAAATTACATGTATCCATATAATCACATGAAACCGTTTTTGCTTTATCACCAATTGGAAAATCAATCGTATTTTTATTCGATAATTGTTGCTTAACAATGGTATTCATATTTTCTTCCGTAAAATTAGTTTGATCGATGTTCAATATACAGTCAACCGATGACTCTTTTAATATTCTACTTACACGACCAATTTGAACGGCTTTTAATTCGGCCAATCTATAAATATATAAATCTGCTGCTTCTTCTTCCCCATTTGTCATGAGTGTGCCATATAAGAATATTTCAACATTTCTCTCTTTGAATGGTAATTGTTTATGACTACATGTTCTCACAGCTCGTCCTATGATTTGTTCTATTAAACTCAAGTTATACCATGGCTCTAATATATGAACTTGTCTTAAATTCTTAAAATCAATACCTTCTGATCCGGTCATGGAAATAATAACTACCTTTATTTTCTCTCCATTCTTATTGTCTTCGTCTGTTAGATTTTTTAAATCGAATACCTTATCTGGTGACAATGCCTTTTCACCGGTAATCATAGTATATGTAGCTGGTTTAAAATTCGCTGGGTTTTCCATTTCGTCACGTGGTAAATAAGTGTTTACATCAATTTGTTTATGTGGTGGCGTTTTAAATAAATTAGACGCTTTTGTTCCAAAACGTGTAAACCCCAATGATTCTAGAGCAAGAGCTATAGGTACAACACCACCGTCTATAAATTGACTGTAAATTAAAACAATTCCAGTTGAATTGAGAATGTTATCCATGATATTTTTAATTTTAGAACTGTACATTCCAATTTTATCCGGCGCGAAAAAATCTCCAAATTCCTTCGTTTTGTATTCAAAGTTTTTTCTAGTAGGTGGATTTGTCGTTTCCGTATATTTCATTGTTCTTTTTAGTCCTTCACTACCTAATATTAATTTCGAATCAAAAGAAGGCGTTTCACTGTCTAATAATTTATGCGGATAAACCATATTTAATGCTTGAAGTGGTTTTTGTAAAATTGTATAGCCAAATGAATCCATATTTTCGAAACTTGGCAAGCCCTCTTTCGTTTTTCCGGCTTTCTCCTTGATATTTGAAATAATGTAATTATAACCTTTTTCTTGGAAAGAGCCACATGTACTTACATATACATCTAAATGCTCCAATGGCTGAATAATTTCCTTTCCATTCAACTGTTTGCGAGGATAAGTGAGCTCTTTGAATGTATTTGATCTAGCAAATAATGATGGAAATATGCGATAAGGAAATGTATATGGATTTTCGCCGCGTACAAATGATACATATCCGGTTGCCTTTCTTCGCAATATATCCTCGCCAATAGGTGTTCCGTCTTCCTTAATTAATAAATTACCGGCTTTGTCAAACACATCATTTATTTCAATGGTTGAACGACGATCATTTAAATTCATCACATTAAGAAGCCAGATTATCTCCTTGTAACTATTATACATTGGTGTGGCAGATAACAATAATAGTCGCAAGTTATCTACATATTTCACCAATTTGAATAATTCTTGTGCTACACGTTTATCTTGCTTATCGTCGCTTAATCTAATGTTATGAACCTCGTCGATAATTACTAATCGGTTATTAAAGTGGCGTTTTAATTTGCGTATCATTTCAGCCTTGTTTTGCTTTGGGTCTTCTTCGTCGACTGCTGATTTTTTCGTTATATAATTGGCGAATTCTATGTATCCTAAAAACAAGTAGGAATTATTGATAATACTGTTAATTTGTTTCACAACCCGTTCTTTTGACAGACCTTTCATGTTCATTGGATTAATCTCTTTTAAATATTTATTACCAGTACATGCTCGTAAATTCCATAATCCGTCGACTAGTTTTAATTTTCTCTCGTCGAATAATTGTAATTTGAAATTCTCTTGGACATTGGGTGATGCGACTACAATAATACGCTGCGTAATTCCTAGTTGGTTAAGATATGTTCTCATCTCTTCCGCAATTGTAATGGCACTACATGTTTTGCCAGTTCCTAAACCATGATATAATAATAAACTGTTATATGGTGTTTGAAAACTTAAAAAATTACGAACGAATAATTGATGTGGAACTAATTCGAAATCGGCTTCACATAATTTTTTAGCTTGTTCTTCGATATCATAAAGTGTTCCATCATATGTTGATTCGTTGAATTCTTGCTTTTCGGCAATTTTAATATTGAAATTGGGGTCGTCCAATGATGGATATAAATTTGCGAACTTTTCATCGTGATCTGAAATGTATTTACGATTTAATAGTTCTTTATTATTTAAAAAAGTATTGTAATCTTTATCGTCTAAATCTATTTTTTCAAAATTCTCATTGAAAACCGTTTCAATGTTTTCTTCCGTTAAAGGAGGAATGTCTTTTTTTATTTTTAATTTCATGGTCCTTTTTACTTTTGGTTTTTCCATAATTACTTATATATTGTCAATATAATCTAATATCATTAAATAATTTATTAGATTATCAATATCATTAAATAATTTATTAGATTATCAATATAACCGATATTGTTGTAATGTTATGTTCAACTTCGTTAAAATGTTAATTTTTTCTAAATTGTATGGTCTAATATGTTGTAAACATTCCTCATACTTCAACCAACTCACCTCACTGACTTCCGTTTCTTGAAATGAGTTGGATGGTTCAATACTGGAATCAATATGACCTACAAAATATTTGTGTTTGTACGATTTCATATTTGAACCGGTAAATATTTCCTCATATGGAATAATATTTTGAATGAGTCGCACATCACTTCTTACAAATCCAGTTTCCTCTTCAAACTCTCGTAACGCACAACTTAAATCCTTTTCTTGATAATTACGCCTTCCCTTTGGAAAGCCCCATTCCGTATCTTCCCAGTTTGAGTGACTCTCGTTTAATATTTTTTCTAAATTGTATTCTTGGGAACTATCAACACCAGTTGTTAAAGCGTCAAATTTATCCTTAGACGTTCGTTCTTCGCCTCTATATTGAATACCGACTTGTTCGCCCCACAAATACGTCCATAATTCTTCGAATGTAGACTTTTTTATTAACTCTCGTTCGTATATTGACATTTCATTAAATACGTTTATCAAATATTCGTAGTTATGAAGTGGATATTTACCTCTCATAAATTCGACGAACCCTAAACTATGCTTTCGATTAATCATCAAATATTGTATGTTATTGTCATACATTCTAAAAATAATAATACCAATGCTTGTAATCGGGTGCTTACAATTATGAAACGCGTGACCGCTTAGGCCACAATTGTTACATATATTAAATAATTTGTTATTCATCATAGTTATATGTTTATTTGTATATCTTTTTATATCGTTTCTAATTAATGACAGAAAAAATATTTGATCCAGTAGTATGGGGACCTCATTTTTGGTTCATGTTAATGACATTGGCAGTTTCTTATCCGTTAAAAGCGAATGATGTGACCCAAAAAAAATATTATGACTTTCTAACCAATCTTCCGTTATTTATTCCTCATCCACAAATTGGAAATAAGTTTAGTGATTTGATGGATAAATATCCGGTTTCGCCGTATTTAGAAGGAAAAGATTCATTTCTAAAATGGGTTCATTTTATTCACAACAAAATCAATACACAAATAGGGAAGGATGAGATGACATTGACTGAAGCATTAGATGCTTATTATGAACAATATAAACCGAAAGAAATTATATTGCGTGAGCAAGTAAAGTATAGAAAGAAGCTAATATTTGGTGGGATTATAGTTGGATTAATAATTGGCGGATACTATTTGTATACAAAATAATTATTCTCTCGTCAATATAAATATGAATAAAATAAATGGAACAAATAAAACTATGAAAAACCGAAATACAATAAAAGGACGACAACGACCCATAATGAAAAAAAATAAAACTGTAAAACGATCCAGAAACCGGCTAGGTGGGGTAGCAGTCGCGTCTGGTGGGTTTGGCTGTATATTTAAACCAGCATTAAAATGTAAAAATGAAAACACGAGATCGAATGGTGTTAGTAAAATGTCCATAGAACAACATGGTAAACAAGAGATGTTAGAAATTGAGAGAATAAGAGATAAATTAAAGAGGGTGACAAATTATAGCAAATATTATCTCTTGGATGTTGAACTATGTAAACCGGATAAGCTAACGGTTGAAGATATGAAACAATTCGATAAAAAATGTTTTTCCTTGACTAGATATAACATAAATGAAAAGAATGTGAATAATAGGTTGGACCGATTGACCATATTAAATATGCCGGATGCCGGGGTCGATTTAAAAGAATGGTTGGTCGAAGACGGAAAAATTACTAAGAAAAAAATGATATTATTGAACAAAATGATCGTAAAATTGCTTAAAAATGGTGTTCGACCTATGAATAAACGCGGCGTAATTCACAATGATTTAAAAGATAGGAATGTCATGGTAGATGCTGATTTAAATGTTCGCATAATTGATTGGGGTTTGGCTGGCGTAGTAAAGGATAATAAAATACCGAATGAAATTATGAATAGACCATTACAGTTTAATACGCCGTTTTCATCTATGATGCTATCCGAGGAGTTTAAATTAAACTATGATGTGTTTTTAAATCGCGTAAGAGATGGTAATATGTTGTTTAACCGAACGAATGTCAGAAACTATGTAATAAACGAATATCTCATTAAATTGGCTAGATATTATGGTTATTATGACGATAATGTGGCTCTATTTAAGTTGATTTTCTCTCCCGGTATCAGTGACGAGACCTTTTTATCTGAAGTAAAGCGCGACAATCTTATTGAATACGGGTATTATGTATACTACTTATCAAATTACATTACTGATATTTTAATGAAATATACTAGCTCGTCGCTAGTTTTTGATGTCGATAAATATTTTATGGAGGCGTATTTATACAACAGTGATGTATTTGGCTTGATGACTGTATATTATAATTACTTTGAACTAGATTTGGACAATATAGAATTGGACGAAGATACTAAAAAAATATATTTGAACCGAATACGATCACTACTTGTTGAACACATATATTCAAATGGTGGAGAGAAAATCAACATAAATAAACTAATAAATGCGATTACGGAATTAAATAAGGTGATTAAACATGATAATAATAGGAGACGCGTTTCACTAAAGCGCAATTATTCTATTAGTAAAGATATCAAAACTGTGGTTATGTAGAACGACGGGCTATGGCTAATATCATGATTTCAACCAATAATATGATTCTTATTGAGAGATAAGATACTCAATAATATCTATAAAAAATAAACTTTATAAATATTATATGAAATTAGAATTATTAATTTTAGCAGTATCTGGATTTTTTATAGCAAATACTTACTATGATGGAAATTATATCAAAATATTACAATCGTGGCAAAAATATTTTAAAATGGCTGGATTCGCATTTGCTGGGTTAAGCATATATTTATATTTGAAAAAGAATCCAAATAATTCACAATCGCTGGTCCAAGAATTATCAAATATTGTGAAATTTATGCCTAGTGCCAAGTCCACTCTTGATATTTTTACACCATTTACGGACTTTACAAATCAGACACCTTTTATGGGTGGTGGCATGGGTGGTATGGGTGATTCACCAAATCAATATCAACCACAACAACAACAGCAAATTCAACGCATGATGGAATCTGGAAAAACCGGCACCAAAAGATGTGTAAGTGAAACAAAAAAGAAATTTGTCGCCTCACAACAAAATTGGAAATGTGGACATTGTCAAAAACAATTGCCGGCATGGTTTGAAGTAGATCATAAAATACGATTGGACAATGGTGGATCAAATCATGTTGATAATTTAGTAGCTTTATGTAGAGATTGTCATGGACGAAAAACGGCAATGGAAAATCTTTAATTTATTTCTAATGGTTTAGTAATGGGAGGAAATAAACAAACGGGGGCTATGAGTAAAACAGAAGAAGGTATAAATAAGAAGAATCAGTTTGGTGGCGCAGATCCAATCAAACCGGTATACGATTCTTCCGCGCCAGATATAGGCAGAAAAGTATTAAACGGACTACAGTATGTATGGGCATTACTTGTATACTATGTTACCGTGTATAAATACGAAACAACATACTTATTATGTATTTTAGCATATATTACTGCTATTATTTTACTTTACATATTCAATCCAAAGGGACTAATAAGTGAAGATAATAAAACGGGGATGATATTTTTAAGTATATTCGGTGCGGGTATACTCATCACTACATTTATAATTTATCTCTCAAAGAAAGAAGAATTCGGAAATGAAACGAAACCGACTCTTCTTAGTATATTGGGCAAAAGTCTTACCATGCTATTTTCATTAGGACTAGCAATAGCTATTATCTATTTATTATTTTATCTAGGAGCGTATTTTGCGAATTTCACTACTTTTTTCCTATTGGGTCTGAATGCTTTAATCATTATCGGATTAATAACTATACTCGTGAAATATTTTGGTATTCATGGTGGAGAACCATCACATGAAAAACCAACTGGATTCAAATTGTTTCTTAGAATGTTATTCAATGTAATTACATATATCCCATGTTTACTATTGGACTTGGTTGATTATATAAAATATCAATATCAAATCACTACAAAACCGATTGTTATTATTTTACTAGTTGAATTGATTCTAATTGGAATTTACTTTACATATCAATGGGTAATGGAACAAGTATTGACACACAATTCGACACAATTGTTGAAAAGACCAGTAAATTTAAATATAGAAACCAGTTTAGGTTCGTTTCGTGATGTAAATTTCGTAGATGAAAAGTTTCAATACAAATATGCGATATCTAGCTGGATATTCATAGATTCATTCCCACCAGAAACGAATTCAAACTATGATGAATACACATCTATATTAAATATAGGAAACAAGCCAAACATTTTATATAATGTCGCCAAAAACAAATTGAGATTTAAAATGGAGTTGGCTGGTAAAACCGAAAAAATAATTTACGAAACGACCGATTTTAATATGCAGAGATGGAATAATATAATAATTAATTACGATGGCGCCACACTAGACATTTTTATAAACAATAAACTCGTATCGTCTACACCGGGTGTTATTCCATACAATGATAATACAATGATAACGGCGGGTACAAATCGCGGTATACTTGGTGGCATATGTAATGTGAATTATTTTAAGGAGAATATTTCAATGGGAAAAATAAACTGGATATATAATTCGGTAAAACATTTAAACCCTCCCGTAATTTAGAAAATTTCTAATGATATATATATTATGGATCTATCTGTTAGAAATATTGTAATAGGAGTTGTTCTAGTATTATTAATAATACTCGTTATTAGATGGTTGTGGGCTGATCATACTAAACTTGCTGGTATGAACGACGGAACCAAGGTTACAAAAATATCGTCAAGTGATTTAGCACAAAGTAATTCGTCTAATTATGCTTATTCCGTTTGGATGTACATTGAAGATTGGAGTTACAGATATGGCGAACCTAAGATTGTACTCGGTAGATTGGACGACGATTTAAATCCTAGTCCCGCTATTGTTTTAGGAGCAATTGAAAATAATTTGAGAATTGAAACAACCGTTTATTCATCAGCGGAAGCTAATAATGCGTCAAAGCATACTTGTAATGTAGACAATATTCCAATTCAAAAGTGGGTCAATGTAATTGTCAGTTTATACGGAAGAACAATGGATGTATATATTGATGGTAAGCTTGTGCGAACATGTGTTTTACCCGGTGTAGCAAAAGTATCGAATACTGCGCCTCTTTACATCACGCCAAATGGTGGGTTTTCTGGCTACACATCAAATGTCAATTATTACGCAAATTCTTTGAATCCCCAAGAGGCATATAATATTTACCGTGACGGGTATGGTGGTAGTGCTTTTAACTTCCCATATAAGCTTAAGATAGAGTACTTGAAGGACGGTAAACAACAAGGTAGTGTAACTATTTAAACTGGAAAACAGTGAAACAATGAAACAGCGATACAGTGAAACAGTAAAACAATAAATTTTAATATTATATCTAAATTTCTTATGTATTATATATAAGATATGTCAGAATATGGAACGATTTCGTCCGGTGCTGGAGTATTTGATAATTTTAAAAGTAGTAGTGAAGTAGACGGAACAAAAGAATTTTTGGAATCAAATGGTTTAGTGGCAAAAGTTGCCTTTTTACTATTAGTTTTAGTGGTATTTGTAATTGCTGTAAGATTTAGCGCACAATTACTAGCTTGGTTGTTTTCATATAATAATCAACCTTACTTGATAGATGGTATGATCAACGCCAAAAATATGATGGTTATACCACAAGACCCTAATAATAGAAATTCTATTCCCATTATTCGATCGGATAATGAAGCAAATGGTATTGAATTCACTTATTCGGTTTGGATATTTATTGATGACCTAGTATATCAACAAGGTCAGTATAGACACATTTTCCACAAAGGAAATGATAATATTAATTACACGAGTCAACCGACTGGTATGAATCAACCAAATAACGCACCCGGGTTGTATATTGCCCCCAATACCAATGCTTTAGTAGTAGTTATGAATACATTCAATAATATTGAGGAGAAGGTTACAATTGATGATATTCCTATGAATAAATGGGTATGTGTTCAGTTGCGTGTTGAAAATCACCAGCTCGATACATATATTAATGGTAAATTGGCCAAACGATTGATCATGAAGGGTGTCCCTAAGCAAAATTATGGCGATGTATTTGTTGGTATGAACGGTGGCTTTTCTGGATATATATCCGATTTGCGATATTTCAATTATGGTTTAGGAACGGGAAAGATTCAAAGTATTGTTGATAGTGGTCCTAATCTTAAGATGTTAGGTCAAAATATGAACGATAGTGATCCCAAATATCTTTCTTTGAGATGGTTCTTCATGGGTAGCAAAGACGGTTACAATCCTTGAATATCTACTATCTACCGATGGTTTATATCTACCAATGGTTTATATCTACCGATAAATTAGATATAATATAACAACAATAATCTCAATTGTTATTATATACATAGTTGAATGTCAAATATTCCGTTACAATTTTCTACTTTATATGAATTAACTGGAACAAATGGTTCATATGTTGTTAATGGGTCAGAATATATATTTACATTCGATATAAGTAATTCGATAACATTTACATTTTCAAATTTGTATGAATACTCAGCATCGGTACTTATTGTAGGTGGTGGTGGATCTGGTGGAGAGAAATCTCCTAGTGGCGTCACTGGTGGTGGTGGTGGTGGTGGCGGTGAAGTAATATATAATACTAATATTGATATTATGCAAAATGTTCCATATACAGTCGTTATTGGAAACGGTGGGGCAGCAGTAGGAGGAGCTGTTTCTGGTGGAAACGTCTCTGGTAACGACGGAGGTGTATCTTCTATTATGGGGTATAATGCGAATGGTGGTAAGGGTGGCGGGCATGCTACTGGTGATTTTTTCGCAGGTGTTGGTGGAAATAGCGGATTTGGTCCTGGCTATACTGGTAAAGGTGGTAACGGAGGTATCTATCCAACCGGGTTTTGTAGCTTTAGTGGTAATTTTGGAGCTTTAGTTAATGGAGTATATTATGGTGGCGGCGGCGGTGGTGGTTCATACGACGGACAAGGTGATTGTGGTAATGCGGTTGATGCGTGTGGTAATTGTTTTGGGAGAGGAGGATATGGTGGTGATGGTGGTGGTGGTAATGGAGCATTTGGAGTACCTATTGCGTGTCGTACAAATCCTATATCGGCATCAAGTTCTAATGACGGAACACCGAACTCTGGTGGTGGAGGTGCGGGACAAAATGGAAATACTGTAATAAATTTCTCTGGTGCCGGAGGTAGTGGTTTAGTTATATTGTATGTATATTATACTCAAATAAATGGTTGTACATGGAATCCAGAACTTGCGAATCTAACAACAATATGGTCTAGGGCATCCGATGATTGTGTAGATTTGACTGGTGCGGTGTTACCAAATGGTCAACCTATGACATATGATGATTTAAGTGAAAAGCGTAAAGCAGTGATATTTCAGTATAAAAATAATGGTGCTGGTTTTTCTAAAAAACAACATTATTCTAGACTGGCAAGAGGACTAGGGCGTCAGAGAGGACAAACATTCGCGACACAAAGTGAAACATATACGAATCCAAATACACACAATCTTGTCGTGGATAACTCTGCTGTATTAATATGTCCAGGTGTTACTAAAAATTGGGCTCTAACAAATGAAAATGATACTCCCGGCCCACTTAGAAGAATAACCAACTACCCAACAGTTCCACTGACAAATTATAAAGTTAGACGAACTTATTTGGCTGGTGGAACAAAATGGCCACAATATGCTTGGGCAACAGGTATGTTGGGATTTCCTATAGGAAAAGCCGGACATAACAAGTAATTACACATAGACATACACATACACATAGACATACACATACACATAGACATACACATACACATAGACATACACATACATATACAATAAAGTCTCATACTTCTAATCGGACTTTATTGTATTTATCTATTCTCTATTCTCTATTCTCTCAATGAAGGATTTACGCAAATAGCATTTGTTGGGAAAATCTCTCCAGACATACATACATCACCCTCTTTTATAGCGATACAACTGCGGAAACCTCTATCTTCACCTATATAGCAATATCCAGATTTACCAGAGCCATTTCTTTGTGTAGAACTTGTTGCGTCATCTGGTAATGGTTCAGTGTTATACTCAGCATCAGCTAAAGCGCTAGATAAAGATGCTGACATGGAAGCTTGTTTGGACAAGTTATTTTTTTGGTAAGGATTTAGTCCTTGTCTTTGTCCTTGCTCTGGTCCTTGGTCCAAATCCAATTGCCCTTGAATTACATTAACACCACTTTCTATAGTTCCAGCAGCAACATCAATACCCAACTTAGCACCAGCAGCAGCAACTTGTGTAACATCCTTGGTTGTTTCGGTAACAACATAACCAAAACTTTCTAGAATACTTTTAAGAAGAGGAGCCAATGCGTCTTTAATAATTTGAAGTAAATCACCTAAATAAGAAAAAATATTGACACCTAAAAACAATAAAATGACTACAATTAATCCGATTCTCGTATAACTTGTATTGCCATTTGTAGAAAAATATCCGTCATTAGAACTAGATTCTGATATGTTCGGAGATTCATTATTATCCATATCCATAGTTATCCCTGCTGGAATATTATCGCTAATACGTTCCATTTTCGTTATATATAAAAATGATTATATAAAAATATATTATTTTACACATTCTATTTTGTGGTGTATGTATGTAATAATGAGCTAAATTATAATAGAAAATTAGTTTACTTATATAGATAAATATATTTAGAATAAGTATATTTATGAAAGTTGCCTTAACATGCTATAAATTAAAAAGTTCTAATGATATAAGTATATTAAGTAATGGTCATCATTTAAATGTACTTTTATGGTATCATTTTTTTGAGAAGTGTGGATACGATGTTATTTATATTAGCAATGAAGATTCTACTAGTAAAATAACAAGTGATGGACACGACTATAACATAGTTAGTATATATGATTATATAAATAACGAACCTAATCTACTTGACGCAAAGATAGATTATGTATTTATTGTAGGTGTTACGGATATAACGTTAAATAAAGTATTACACAAGTATTCTATTCCAATTATTTATTTGATGATGGGTAATAATTATGTGAATGATTTAGATAGTATAATATACAAAATACATGATGCTGGTCCAGATGGAACGCAAAATCAATTTAGTCAAATATGGGTATCACCACATTTTGGTTATTCTATAGAATATTATAAAATTAGATATGGTGTAGAGGATATTTCAATAGGACCTTATATGTGGGGTGATGACGTAGTGAAAAATAAACCAACTCTTACTTATAATAAGGGTAATAAATTAATAGTGGCAATATGTGAACCAAATATATGTGATAAAAAAAACAGTATGATACCTTTATGTATCTGCGAAAAAGGTGAAAAATATATAGATTTTGTAAGATGTTACTGTACAGACAACTTGAGAAATTGCGACGGTTTTGTTAACTTTTGTAAAAATCTTACTATACACAAGAACAAAAAGGCGGTATTCAACAATAGAGAACCAATATATGAAATTTTGAATAAATGTAATTGTGTAATTTCAACTACACAAGAATGCGATTTAAACTATTTATTTTTAGAATGTTTTTATTTTGGAATACCATTAATACATAACTCAAAAATGTTACAAGAGTATGGATATTATTACCCAGATTTGGATATTAGTAAAGGTGTAGAACAAATAGAAATTGTATTTAAAACACACGATACGAAACTATATATTGAAAAGCATAAGTCGCTATTATATAAGTATTCTATCAATAATACATATTATCATGAATGGGTAAAACAAAAATTAGTAAAATAGATAACAGCTAATAAAGATACGGTTACTGATAAAAATATAGTAATGCCATCAATTATTTAAAAATTACATATAGAATAATATCCAACCATTATATAAATGGATTATATAGTTGCGGCTTTTTCGATGTTAGCGTTAGATAGCATTTATTTATCCAGTATTGGTGGCTCTTTATTCAGTAAAATGGTGCGTAATATACAAAAAGAAGACATGAAAATAGACATGTATGGTGTAATCGGTTCTTACATATTATTAGTATTGGTGCTATATAAATTTATTATAATGGAACGAAGGTCACCAAGTGACGCGTTTATATTGGGTTTGTGTGTATATGGTGTCTTTGATTTTACGAATATTGCTATTTTTAAAAATTATAAATGGATACCCGCCATTGTAGACACATTATGGGGTGGTATTTTATTTTATATAGTAACATACATTACCTATAAAATATTAAGAATATAAAGGCTAATTGCTATTATACTATATATACTACATATGCCGTCAAACGATGATTCTCTTACTAAAATGGATCTAGCAGATTTAATAATAAAAATTGGATGTGACAAGCGCGGAAAATACTATAATAATATTGCCAAATATTTAGACATTATTTATGAAAATTGGGGATTTGAAGTACACAATACGATGCTCTATATGTTTGATTTCGAGGGATTATCTGATCACAGTTATCCTCGTAGAGCGCCGTCTTTTGATTATTATTGGACAAATGTGGCTGCGGATGACGCCGATTATCCAGATCAGTATAAAGATCTTATTCACAAAGTATTTTGTCTAAGAGTAGTAGGTGGTCGAGAACATCACGATGAAATGGTTAAACATTTAAATACCATTGTTGAAAAGTATGGTCACGACGCATATGCTGACGCAATTAATATTCTTTGCTTTGAACAAACTGGTTGGTTATAATGAGTTAAGTTTGGGTTTAGCTTCTGGTTTAAGTTCGAATAATAGTATTCATGCTATTCAACACATCTAACTTTTCAAATGATTTCTCTCTATTACTTTTCGTCTCAAGACCCATAAATAAATAGTCCGTTACCGGTGCTTGTTCATTCTTTTTAATTTCCTTGTATATAAGATTTATTTTTTTTGTAATATTATCTACAGTCGTCTTGTTTTCAATTATATCGATTTTCGGATCAAATTTTTCGGTCAAGAGAGAAATGGCAAAATAAAGCAAATATTTTCGTCGTTTTTTAACACCACTTGTATAACGAATACAAAACAGCTCGAATATGCTCTTCAATATTTTTTTAGATATTTCATTTTTGCTGGTAGAATTCGTGTGAAATAGTACATCCCATATTAACCAAATAGGTTCTTTTGCGCATTTATCGTCAACACATACAAATGATCGTCGTTCGCAAAGACACAGTTCCTTCTTTTTCTTACATAAATTATCAAATTCCATAATCCACTCTAACCAATAACAAGCGTCTAGTGAATTTAAGGAATCTTTAGAAACATGATACGCAAATTCATTAATCGCAATGAACAATTCTTTTGGATCATCTTTTTGAAAAATATCAGTCGCATATTGAACATCCGGCGCCTTTAATTTAGCGGACATGTTTGTGATATCAAATTCATCTTGTTTCTTTATTTTAATACTTTCGATCGAATGTTTCTTTTTTGAACTACAAATAACCGTTATAATTTCCGCGAATATTTTGCGGACCTTATCATTATTGCGCATATTCAATTCAACTCCAGCATATGTAGTTATAATCTCTTTAAAATTATTGAATCGCAATTCCAAATAAATAGGCAGTTTAGGATTACCTAAATGAATATGTTTTCCCACGAAATTTAATATGATATCCCATAACTCAATAAAGCATCCACAACAAATAAATTCGGCGCTCCAATGTAATGCTTGTTCAATTTTTCCAGTTGTAAGACTATTTAGTAATTCCTTTTTAACATCAGTTCTTTTGAATTTGGAAAATGTAATACCATTGAATTGTTTTTCAGTTCTTATATCATTAATTTCAAAATCATTCATATAAATTTTTCCTATAAAAAAAATAACATAAATATACATATATAACAATGGATTTGTCCTTTATTTATAATCCAATATCAATGGTTTACAATAAAATAGAAAGATATTTACGGAAAATGCCAGTATGGACTCATTTACTCATATTGCTAGTGTTTGTATTTATTTTAGTGAACATTTACAAGGCACATACACCCGTTAAAGAAGGGTTTATTGAGCAAAAAGAAAATTTTGTCGTAAAGAAGGGTATTAATTTATTTGATGATTTTTATGTAAACATCTATGATGAATTGTTTTATAGGGAATTGGTGAATCAATATGAAGTCGGTAGCATTGAAAACATAACAAAGCCTACTAGCGAAAGTAACATGTTAATTATTGGAAGTGGAACTGGGCATGTTGCTGGTGAATTTCATAAACAAGGTGTCAAGGTAATTGGTTTAGATGAGTCGAAATCAATGGTGAAATATGCTAAAGAAGAATACCCGGAAATAAACTTTACTCAAGGGACGCCTATGAAACCTATGGCATTTGAACCACAGCAATTTACTCATATCGTCTGTTTAAATATGAACTTTTATTATTACAAAGATAAGACGACCTTGCTACAGAATATATTCAATTGGTTAAAACCGGGTGGATATTTCGTAGTTCAACTAGTGGATAAAAATAAGTTTGATCCGGTCGTGCCGGCTGCTAAGCCATTTATAATGGTAAACCCTCAAAGTTTTGCTGAAAAGAGAATAACGACTTCTAATGTAGTATTTAATAATTTTAATTACAAATCTGATTTCCAAATCTTTCCAAATGATTTTGTTCAATTTCAAGAGATATTTAAAGATACTAGTTCTAAAAAAACCAGACAAAACATTCATAAAATGTGGATACCGTCTAAACTATCTGTTATAAAACAGTGTAAAGAGGCCGGATTTATTAACTACGCACAAGTAGATTTGTTGATGGCGCAAATGGAGTATCAATACTTGTATGTATTCCAGAAACCAGAATAATTAGATCATATTGTAGTAAATAATTCAGTCGTATTGTAGTAAATAATTCAGTCGTATTGTAGTAAATAATTCAGTCGTACTGTAGTAAAATAAATTTAATTTATTACTTGATTAAATTTATTTGTTTATTTTGGTATTTGTAGATTAACTAGATTTGTTAATTAGTTTTCTACCGTATACATACCATAACAAGACTGAAATTACGCTACCCACAACGAATCCAGTACCAGCCGACTGTAGTGTTTTTCCAAACATATAATATCCAATAGCTGGAAATAGCGCATATGAAATAAATATGTAAAAGACCATTATTTGAATGAATCGTAAAAAGTTGGAAGACATTGGCATAATTATACATATTGGTTATACAAAATTAAATTTTAATCTGGTATAAACACTTTAATGACGCATAAACACTTTAATACATTCCCATGCTTTGGCCGACTCTTGTAGATTAAATGCGCCTCTTTTTTGAGCTAGGTGAAGAAATGACACCATCACATTGAGTGCTGTGTTTTCATCTCTAATTTCAATATCTGTAATATTGGGTTGTTGCTGCTGTTGTGCTTGTTGTTGTGCTTGTTGCTGCTGTTGTGCTGGTTGACGCTCTATAGTTTCCATCGAAATATTATTATTCATATGATAAATAATAATATATTTTTAAATATAATTAAACGAATTAAACGAATAAATGGTTGGTCACATTCTTACCTATTACACAGCATAATTTACCTAACATATTTTCCAACTCTAGCAAATGAATCGACTATAAAAATAATGAATATTCCTAAAAAGGAATATAATATTAATTCTTCCGTTACATTTCCAGTTTTTTCATCTTGCTGTTCTTCCAATAAATAAATGATTTGGTTCAATTTGGTCAATAGTTCGTCCTTATTTACACCATTAGGGCTAGTATCGTCTGAACCTTGATTAAAATACGGAACATATTGTTGATAATATTGCTTGGCATATTCACTTGGTAATTGCGTAAAGCCTTCTCTCTGTGCTTGTGCGGTATTCATATTCATGTTTGGAACTACATTTTGCTGTTCGCTCATACGCTTCTCCATATTATTGGCATTCACATTATCTATACGTTCATTAGCAACTGAATTAGGCGGTTGAAGAGGCTGATAATTGCTCAAACCATTGTCATCATCATCGTCATTAACATCATCATCATGTATTCGTTTCATCATCGAGTCTACATTTGAATTTGATTTCATTGGTTCACGACGCTTTAATGTCTTATTTCGCAAAGTATCTCTTTTTCTTTGAATCGGATTATTTTCCATACCTTCTTTATTAAATTCAGATGCATACATTGCTAAAGACATTTACTTATAAAAAATATAGATAATAATTTAAATAACCTACGGAAAAATTATATTTTTAATTTATATAAGTATGAATCTATTTGACTTCAAATCTGTTTTAGGAAAAATAATGTTTATAGCATTGATTATTATAGCAACACATTACCATGTATTGGCTGGTATAATGGTAGTTTTATTGGTCATTTCTATGAGCCAATATGTAATTGAAGGCATGGGAAATATTACTGATTCTTCTAAAGAATCCACTGATTCGACAGATTCGAAGGAGGCAAAGCCGGCAAAGGAGTCCACAGAAGAGTCTCCCATGTCTTTATTTAAAAAGAACAATTGTAAAAATGGCATATTAATGAAAGATGGAAAGGAAATTACTGCTGATTCGCTCAAGGAGAATTTTCCAAATGTTAAATTTGATGGTGACTCGTGTAATCCATGTGGCGATGAATGTAAGTTTCAAATTGTTTCGTCCGCTGAGAGAGTAACAAACGAGGAGAATTTGAGACCTCAAGAGTCTAACGCGCAACCAGTTGATCGTGAACTAGTTACCAAAAAACAATAAACAAAACTATCAAAATACACAATTGAACATTTAAAATAGCAATGTATTTTATATGAAAGAACTTGTGTTTTTACTAGTGATATTTATTTGTTCAATTGTATTATCCGTAGTTTTGATGCCTCCGACTCCAGAGGGGTTTACTACCTACTTTAGACAAACAATTCGCCCACATATAAGAAATTTTAAAGGCGTACATGAGTCATTTACCCAACAATTTAATACCAAATTTACAGATATTAGTAGAAGATTAGGATTTCAATAAGAAAAATACTTTTCTTGTCGTACTATATATATAAATGTTTGAAATATTAGATACATTAAATTCTAGTAAATATTTTACCGGCATAATGATGATAATGTTAAACATCGGCTCTAGGTTCGTAGAAATAAAATTAGGCAGTTCGATGGAATCATTTATTAAATATAATGTAGCACGAGAATTACTCATATTCACAATTGCTTGGATGGGTACGCGTGATATAATTGTCTCGATCATATTGACAGCATCGTTTGTTGTATTATCCGAGTTTTTATTGAATCACAAGAGTAGATTTTGCGTATTACCAGATAAATATAAAACAATTAATGTTGACTCTAATGGTGATGGTGTAATTAGTGACAGTGAAATAAACAAAGCAATCGAAACATTAGAGAAGGCAAAACGACAAAAGGAAAAGGATAGACACTTGAATTTATTGAATTTCTACAACCAATCCCTCGTATAAATGATATTAAGGATGTGTAACTGGTATAATTGAGACAATAAAAAGAAATTATATATTATTATTATAAGATGAATAATAATATATTAAAAATTAAATTTGATGCTTCAACAATAGATGGAATTATAGAGAAAAATATGACATATCGACCCAGTATGTCTGATCCAAATTTATATAGCGGACAATCTATTCTTTTTGTGCCAACAATTAACTTGGATCGCGACATGTTTGGTAGTGAGTTAAGTGATAATGATATTAAAAAGATATTTCTTTCGACAAGTCAACTTAATAACTTTATTACACGAGTGCGCGAAAAAAATAAAATTGTTCTACCTATTACGATGAGTGACGCTAAAAAGAGAGGTATTATTTATAATAATATTAAATTTCTATTGAATCTTTTTTTTAAGAAAGGTGATAGTCTTTATATTTATCAAACCAAATACATCATAAATAATTATAAATGGGATGGACAATATAAACTAACGAATGTAACGATGTATACACCACCAAGTGTTGATATTAATATACAGATTGTACTTCATAAAGGTGATGAACTTTCGTTTATAAATTCTACGCGATTAAATTGTAAACAAAAACGGGATAATATTGTTAGCGATTATTATGATTTAGTTGGATTAGAAAAGCCAGCTGATAAGACTGCTAAATTAAGCGAGCGACCAGTCGATATGACAAAACGAATGACTCCATATATTCAGTCGCGCTACAGTGATTCACGCTATGGTGATCCACGCTATGGTGATCCACGCTATGGTGATCCATATTATAAACAGAATATTTATCGTGATGGATATCCTTATTCTCGATATAGTTATCCATCTTATTCACGATATGGCAATTATAGTCCAGATTATGGTCCAAGACCCTCATATGGTCCAACACCGTCATATGGTGCATCGTATCAACCAAAACCAATACTCAAGAAAAAATCGGTTCGATTTGTCGGTGGTAGTAACAAACGCAAACATGTAAGAAAAACACAAAAACATAAACGAAAATAATAACCTAAAAAAAAGCACTACGACAGCGTCCTTCTTACAAATATGTAATACAATCTAAAAATAAATATTTAATTGTTATATACTAATTAAATGTTTATCAAAGTCGAATCTATATATGATTTCATATCTTTATTTGCGCTATTGGCGAATATATATATATTGTATAGTTTAGAACCTACTTTAATAGTCGGTTCTGGATTGTGTTTGTTTTTTCATGATTTTATTAAAGAAGCTACTACGGGATGGTATGCTCCAATCTTCAAAAGACCAGATGGTGCTATAAACTGCTCACTGTTTAATTCTGGTGGTTTAGTAGACCATAAATCTGGATTCCCATCTGGACATGTTACTATCGTATCCTTCTTGATGAATATAATGCGATTGCGTAATAATAAAATTGCGTCTAGTAACACCAACACGAATATACAATGTAATACATATTCTTGTGTGAATTCTTGCGTAAATAATTCTTCTGCTAATTCGTGGTCAAACATTATATTATACAATATTCCGATCGTATTAATGGGCTATGCTAGAATAATGAAAGGTTGCCATAATTTAATCCAAGTAATCGCCGGATATTTGTTAGGATATTGTGTCGCATATATATTATATAAATTTGAAGATGATATAAACCATAATTTAGACAAATTGTATTCCTATTTATCAATAAAAAATAAAGAATAATATAACTATATATTAATACTATATTCATTATGGCAACAACATATGATAGTGATACTAAAGGTAATTCAGTATATAGTGATACATCATCTATTTTATATAATTATGCTATAGCTAGAACATTATTTGATTCAGTTAAAAATAAAAATGTCATAGAAAATGAAGTATTGTCATTGTTAAATTTACAAATAGATTTAATACTTGCTTTTAATAATAATGTCACGACAACCAAAGAGCAAGTCAGATTATTGTCAAATATATTTTTTAAAGATGTTATTAATGAGCAAGGACAGTTAGGCAATCCATTAATCAAAATCAATGGAGTATATCGTCCATTACTAACCGTACATGAATTTAGAATTGTGGTAGGAAGATTAAATTTTCGCGAAAAAATGTCCATGTTGCGCAATTTTGTTTCAACCAGCAATGACTGTATCATGTATTCTATATTAATCGAATATAAGGCAAGTAAATATAGTGATGCCAGTATTCAAGCATTTGTTAAAAAGTATCCTATGTTAAACACCTCTTTTTTAGACGAATCGATATTATCGATTGAAAATATATTAGGATTTGATATTGAAGAAACCGCGAATTGCTATGATACTTTGAATGGTAATATATTAAAAAATGTTGCTGGATGTAAACCGCTCTATTCCATGATCCAATCTGATTTTAATGCTAAGCCAACACAGTCGCCGCTTACAGTATGTGGACTATGGCATACATTAATTTATGGTATTCCTTATCAAAGTGTTGTTAAATTACCATCTGATAATGCTGTTAAAAAACTTTCCAATAGTTTTACTGGAAATATAAAAGAAGCCATTCCGGACTGTATGAATAACACTTATTCGCAATATCCACTATTTCCTCCTTTATCTGAAAGGGAACAACGCTATATTAAATCTAAGGGGGCTCAATTGAAAACTGGCGTTGATGGCTTATACACGCGCCCTCCGTGGACACCGCCTATATGTTACATGAAACCGATTGAACCGTTCAGTTTCTCTGTAAATCTACAGAAAAGATATAAAAAATACGCGGTCAGTAATTTGTCTGGACATGTAATGTTATTTTTAATTATGGCAAAATATTTTAATGGTATTAATTTAAATTTGATTATTCTTGCGAATGTTCTATTTATGGTGCCATATAATCATTCTATTCATGAAATATTTCAAGCTGCGAAAATGATGGGAATAAACACAAATTATTCTATACAAGATACCGATTTAGATAATATAAATGAATTTTTAGAGAGTAATGGTTTGGTACCGATTGTTTTGCCCACACAAGCTTCGTGGATTCCAGCGGGAGATAGCAAGTCATTATCTAGAACTAGTAGTAGCACTAGCGCTAGTACAAGTACAAGTACAAGTACTTCTTCTTATTCAAAAGGTGGAAAAATTAAGACGAAGCGAAGACATACTAGGCGATTACATACGCAGACACAACGATCGCATAAAACTAAAGGAGCTCATACTAAAAAATATAATAAATAAATATACTTTATTACTTATTTACATGATGATTGAAAATAAGTAATAAAATTGAAATACATATTGGTTGTTTGTGTATATGTATCTAATACTAAACTATGTCAATTTTATTGGTTGATTTGAAAGAGGTTTGTCGTGGTGAAATTGTAAATCGTCCTTCGAAAAAATGTAAAACGCCCTATGTCGCAGATGTTCGAATAGAAATGGACCAAGATCAAGAAATACTAGGACATTCCCCGTCACTTGGTTGTTGTGGATTAGCTGACAAGGGTGCGATTGTACTGATGACCCCGACATCGTCATCTGGATCGGCTAAACAGCCAGTATGTAGTTATCGAATTGATTTGGCTATTTACAAAGAAGATGATAAAGAAATAATAGTTGGAATAAACCCAAAGTTAGGGGAAACTATAGCAGAAGAAGCACTAAAACAAAATTGTATTGCGTGCTTACAAAATGTTAAATCGTATACAAGAGAGGTTAAAATCATGAATTCTAGATTTGATTTTGCTGGAATTGATGAGAATGGTACACCATTTGTATTAGAAATAAAAAATGTTCCTTTGGCGGATTATGTAGATGTTCCAAAAAAGGATCGAATACATTGTCTTGCTCAACTTGAACATAAGAATTTCAACGAAAAAATTGCCTACTTTCCAGATGGTTATAGAAAAAATAGTACGGATGTTGTTAGTCCGCGGGCTTTGAAACATATTCAAGAATTAGAAGAAATCGCAATTACCGGTAAAGTTCGCGCAATATTGTGTTTTATAGTTCAGCGAAATGATGTAAAACAATTTCAAACCTCAAATATTGATTTGATATACAAAGAAGCCGTGTATAAAGCTTCACAAAATGGCGTAGAAATTATAACTATTCAAGTTGAATGGACAACCCAAGGCAAATGCTATTTTGTTAGAAATGATTTACCCATATTCTTGAATTTTGAATAAGAAAAATAAAAATAAGAATAAGAAACACTCCTATTTGATGCTGCTGCTGAGTGTGTAATTTTCATCTGTCGAAATATACATGGTATCACCATCTTTTTTACATAATTTAGATAATTTCATCAGCTTATATCTCGATATTTCTATTTCGTTCATATATATAGTACAATATTTGACATGATATTTTGTTTGTAGTAAATTATATACATCGTTTACTGTTGAATTGGATGAAAATATTTCCCATCTAACATATTTGTCGTTTATTATGAATACAAAAAACATTTCTTTTTCTGAATTCGTATTATTCGTATTATTCGTATTATTCGTAGCATTATTTTTAATAAACTTATTAAAAATATCCATTGTAATGTAATTACTATAATAATATAAAATAAAACATTCTGAACGACGCTATTGATTTTTACATTGTTTTCAAATATAATTGAAATTGAATGATAGTTGTAATATTTATTACAAATAATTAATAGCCATATGTGTGTTAGAATGGACTATAGTCATACTCCAATTGTATCCATGAATACTAAATATATGGATGATGCTACACAAATATTTAGTTATAATCCGATTCATTTACATGTACATGATGTTGATTCTTTACATATAATAAATGAAATGGTATATCAATACAAAACTCATAGAAAATATGATGATACTATGTATATGATGGGTACATTTGTTTCCATATATGGAATATACTATTTTGCGGTTCAAATAATAGAATCAATCTATAAGTAGTGAATTTTTATAAAACAACAATTTTATGATTTTACGGGGGCGGTTATAGTTTTATTGTAACTGTATTTAGGGTATATTGTGTCATCATTTAATAATTCATATTTGAAAAAGTTAATATAACATTGATTTATTTTTTTTGATATATAAATAACTTAAATATTTATCTGCCGAACATATATATGTCTTATCCGAATTATAATAAATATAATCAGTATGTTACTTGTTGTAAACCAATTGGATCTACTGGACCAAATGGAGCAACTGGATCTGTAGGGCCAATCGGTCCGGTTGGACCTCAAGGTGTTACTGGTCCTACTGGACCGTCTGGTGGACCACCTGGGGCAACTGGTGCTACGGGCGCAAGAGGTGCCACTGGAGCAATAGGTCCACAAGGAGCAACTGGCCCACAAGGTGCTACTGGCTTACAAGGTGCTACTGGCGCAACGGGAGCTACTGGAGCAACGGGTGCTATTGGCCCACAAGGTGCTACTGGCCCACAAGGTGCTACTGGCTTACAAGGTGCTACTGGCTTACAAGGTGCTACTGGCTTACAAGGTGCCACGGGAGCAACGGGGGCAACTGGCCCACAAGGTGCTACTGGTGTAGCTTCACCAACACCAAATCTACAACAAGTTTTAACTGCTGGAAACGATAGCGATTTGAGTATTGTTTTGAAAGATATTCTCGTTAGTCCAACATCAACAAATACTATCGCAAATGATAATATTACGATGTCTAATACTGATGTTACTACTTACGAAAGCGAAATCCTTATTGAGAACCCTACTACTTATTCTCAAATAGGGATCAGTTTTGAACATATTACTGTAGGGACAATCGCCCAATCAAAAATCAAATCTCAGTCAGGACAGACAGAATATTCGGCGAGTGCCGTTGATAGTGTGAATAGTCTGACTGGAACAAAAACTCTTTTTACACTCGGAGGTGGTGTTTTAAATACAGATACGGGAACAAACGGAACTATTGTCGCTACTGCGAGTCAAACGACACTTACTACAAGTATGAATCAAGCAATGAACTTTGATACTGGTGTAGGTGTTGTTAATTATATTGCGAACAATGTAGATGCTACTCTTGCCTCATCAGAAATCAAATATTTAAGCGGATCGGTTGATGTTTCAACTAAGACGACCTCTCAATCAGGACAGACAGAATTGTTGGCGAGAGTGGAAAACCTTGCTACTACGCAATTTTGTAGCAGAACAAATTTTACTCTTGCTAATGCTATTGTAGATAATCACACCTCGTATAGCGATACAGGTGTTACCCCCGCAAAAACAGTCGGTATCGGCACTCAAATCAATCAAACAAACGCTCTTATGTCACTTGGATACGGCGACAATTTACTACTAATTACTAACCAAATACAGAGTATCTCCACCGCAAGCGGTTCGGAACTCAAAATTAACGCACAAGATAATAATTTGAGTAATACCCACGAAATAACGATTGAAACACCCTTGAGCGGCGATGCTATTATATCTCACACGGTGGTTGGGACGGCGAGAAATCTCGGTATAAGCACTGCTGGAAACCTTACTATAAGTGCTGATAATATTGATTTGTCTTCTACTGGTCGTTTAATAGTGCCTTCATTAGCGAGTGGCGATTATTTGGATTACAATACTGGAAAACTTACTATTGTTAATGATAGTGTTGGTGGAACTGCTAATCCTTTACTCGTTTTACAAAATAATACTACTACTGCTAATCCGGTTGTCCTTGAAACTTATAAGAATGATACGCCTACTTCTACTGGTGGCGATAATATTGCTTCTTGGTCTGCTACTTGTAATACGACTATTCTTGGTGTCCCTACAAAAACCGAAATATCAAGAATAAATCAAATTGCTTACGGAGTTGGACCGTCTAATAATGACGGAGGGATTGCTCTTGCTTGTAAGGTCAATTCTGCTATTTCTAACTTTTTAATCTGTAATGGTGGTGCTTCTAGTGGTGAAATACAGGTATTTAAACCGATTACTGCTCCTTCTGGTAATATTGAATTGAATGCTACTGCTTCTACTGGAACTGGCGATATTTTCCTTACGCCGAATGTTGCTACTGGGTCTGTTAAAGTAAGTAAGGATATTATAACCGATAGTAAAATTAGGAATACAGACATTACTGCTTCTTCTATTGATTTTGCTGGTGGTTCTGCTGATTACCGATTTAATATGGATACAACAAGAATAGAACTACATTACAATAATGCTTCTACTTCTCTATCTACTCAACAAATATTCCAAGATATAATAAACGAAGAAGCGTATTTTAAACAGACCTATACTGATTTAGTAGGTGTTAATACTTTGGAAACCATTTTGGAGAACGATTTAACCCATCATCGTATCAAATTGAGTGAAACTGCGAGTGGTGCTAATTGCGAGATTACAAAAGACGAAATAGATATTGATGATGGTGGTGGTTTAATTATGAAATTAACCCCTTCTACATTACAATTTAATGATGCTGGTGTTAGTATTCCTCTTACAATCCAAAGCGTAAGCACCCCTATTTTATTAACCTCTACTGGCGATATAACTTTAACGCCTACGACATCTGTCGTATTAAACACTCAAATACAAATGCCTACTACAAGTGGGACTATTTCGTATAGCAATATAACTGGGCGTCTTTCTATTGATTTTGCGTCTCAATCAACTGGATATTTTGAATTAGGTAATTTAAACCCAGTAAGTATAAGTGGTCTTACGCTTACTAATGGGAGAATAGGCGGTGAATATCATATTTTACTACGAGGACAAAGTGGTTTTAGTTTTTCACCTTCTACATCGACGAGTTATAAAATCAATACTTATAGTTTGTCTACTGCTAATGGTGATCAATGGATTGGATTGAAGATATACTATACTAATACTCTGAGTCAATATTTGATTAACGCAACATTATATTTAAATTCTTAATAAAATATTACTATAATATATGTTACATGAACATACGGAGGAGGAGTTTGGAATATAAATGGTTGGAAAGTAACAATCACAATCACTTTAACTTATATTGAAGGATAAAATCTCCCCGTATGTAAATGACCGATACTTTTGAGGTTGGTGGATTAGCGAGTGGTTCTTGTATTTTTAGTTTCACTGGTGGAACTGCTGATGGAACTCCTTGGAGTGGAAGTTGTAATTCCTCAATTGTATTAACTCGATTGTCTTAACTTATACCGAAGGATAATAAAATACCTAGCTTATATATAGATGCCCGTTTGGACGCAATTGGCTCAAGTCAATTAGATAAGAAGCGATATTGGCGTTCGGATATTATTTATTATTATTTATCTCTGTATTGAGTTGTATCTGTATACAACTCAATAAATTCTGAAATACATACCACCTTCACTATTAAACTCGTTCGTCATCATACAATATGACAATATATCTTACGCAGGTGAAGTTGTTATTGGAATGTAATATTGTGTTCCTCCTATTAGAACTGGTATGTAGTGGTCTGGAACAAAAGACGATGTCGCAATAAGCGTGTTGTCGTGGGTAAAAGTTAGTTGGGCGAGAACATTAGCGTTGTTTGTTGGGTTCATATCTATTTCCAACGAAGAATTACTATTAGAAAAACTTGAATTATCCACTTTGATTTTAAACGGAAATTGTTGAGTATGACTATCTCTACTCTCCAAAGTATTCCCTGTCGCACTATTACAAAGCAAATAGATAGATTTAAGCAACGGACTTCCGTAATTTTGACTTAAATATAAATAGGTAGAATTAATTGCGTCATTAATAAATTGAATAGTGGATATAAAAGACGTAGCAGTAGCAGTATTCGTCATATTCATATTTGTTCCATCAGCGTTAATAATAGTTCTATTTGTTCCAGCAGGGGTCGTCCCTATCGCAAGATTAGAACCAGTTTTAGGTGCGATAGTAATTTGACCTGTTCCACTAGAAGAAGTTGCGTCAATAGATAAAGTACCAGTAGAAGTTTTTAGAGAGTTTCCGTTTAAATCGAAAGGTCTAAACGAGTTGTTCTCATTATCAGCACCATTCAATCTAAATACCAGTTGATTAACGCTGTTAATTAAACTATAAAAATCTAACGCTCCGTCGTGGTTTGAAGGGGCGGTTGTTGTAGTAATTGTGCTTTCTATTTTACCAAAAGTTCTTTTTACGCCACCACTATCTAACGCATTAAAAAATACAGAGCCAACTACATCGTTAATCGCCCCATTACGCCCACTTTTATTCATCTCAATAGAAGGCACACCAGCAGTAGTACCAGCAGTAGCGTTAGAGTTGTTGAGGGTTAATTGAGAGTTTGTATCATAACCAATACCGCTATTTGTTAAACCAATTCTAGCATAATTTCCAGTAGCAGTATTTCCAACGGCTAAAACTTGGTCAAGTGTTGGTGTTGGTGAAGCTACACCAGTTGCCCCTTGTAAGCCAGTCGCTCCTTGTAAGCCAGTTGCTCCTTGAGGACCTCCAGATGGACCAGTAGCACCTTGTGGACCAGTAGCCCCTTGAGGACCGCCAGATGGACCTACTGGACCGATTGGCCCAACTGGACCCGTCGCACCAGGTGGTCCAGTTGATCCGATAGGTTTACAACAAGTAACATACTGATTATATTTATTATAATTCGGATAAGACATATATATTCTACAAATAAATTAATTATAGAATAAAAACAAAAAATGAAGATGCTGACAATAATAAAATAATCTCACATTCAAATAATATCGCATTTAAATTAATTCACCTTAAAATAATTATATAGATAATATATAATTATTATGCGACTAAACATCGTATATGTTGATTATAAAAACGAAAAGTTACATAATCAACTTATCATTTATTCATTAAAAAATGAGGTCAAATCGAATACTGATTATACTCTTATAGGCCATAGTACTACTCCATTTATGAATATAAATAAAACATTTCTAGTTAGTGATACTGTCACTGAGTATCTAGATAAAAATGGATCTACTGGTTATAAGATTGCTATTGTGCCTCAATATATAAAAAAGAAGAAAATAGATAAACTTGACAAAACCGTTAATACATTATGCGATAGATTATATATTGATGTTTCAAAAAATAGCAAAAATGTGGATGTTATGACTATTAAGATTGATGAAACCGATCTTATATTAGACGATAGTTATAGCATACCATATATTAATTTAACTGTTAACATTTATGATAACCATGGTGTATTTGATATTATAAAGTTACATCAAATAAACAAGAGTGACTAAACAACACTAACTAAATTCGATTAAACGAGTTCAAACAACTTGCTTATACATTGCCAACGCCTTTTTTCGCTGTTCTTCGTAGTTTACAATCGGCTTAGGGTACTTAATTTCCGCATATTTTTCACATTCAGTGTCCCAATTATGAATTGCTTTTGCGGGAACATCATTTAATTCTGGTATCCACTTTTTAATATAATTGGCATCCGGATCATATTTATCGGATTGAGACCACGGATTAAATATGCGAAAATATGGCTGTGAGTCCGCACCCGTCGAAGCAACCCATTGCCAATTTCCATTATTACTTGCCGGATCATAATCCGTTAAATGTTGAGAAAAATATTTTTCGCCATCCTCCCAACTAATCAGAAGCGTTTTAATCAAAAAACTAGCGGTTATTAGTCTTGCCCGATTGTGCATATATCCAGTCGCGTTTAATTCTCTCATTCCGGCGTCAACAATTGGAAATCCAGTCATACCCATCTTCCACGCATTCAAATTTTTCGCGTTCTTATCCCAATGTATTTTTCCATATTTTTCCTTCAATGGATTGCCCAATACTTGCGGATTATGATATAAGAGTTGCGCATAAAATTCTCTCCAAATAATCTGCCTTAATAAATCACTGTTTACTCCTAATCTTGATTTCATTTTTTCATATATTTCTCTCACCGATACATTTCCGAATTTCATATACGCACTTAAATGAGTTGTTTCTTTATCCAAATCATTTCTCGTCTTGCCATATGCTTTGAAATTCCCAATATCATTTAATATTTTCAGTCCATTATCTCTCCCCCCATTCACTAATATATCTGAATTCGGTTCTGTGAATTTTAAATATGCTTCTATTATGGTAATATTACCGTCGTATGTTTTTGTCTTTGTAAAATTAAATCGTCGCATGTATTTCGGCGATTCAACCTTCATACGAATCACTTTATTATAATATGGCGTAAATTTTGTATAATATTCTCCCGCACCAGTTACTACCGCATTTGGTTCGTATAAATAATAATCTTGACCCGTTATACACTTAATATTCATCTTTTCGCATAATTTTGCGATGGATTCGTCGCGTTTTTTCGCATATGGCGTTATGTCAGTATTGAAATATACTGCGTCGATTTTCCACTTGGAAATAAGTCGTTTAACAATCGTCTCATTTTCACCATAAAATGTGTTTAAAACACCACCTTGTTTGCTAATATTGCTCTGTAAATCATCCAAACTCTCAATCATGAATTGAATTGCGTTGTCCGATTTGAATTTATTTTTATCGGTTACTTGCTCTGGTGTAAATACAAAAATTGGATATATATTTTTACATTGTTCTGTTGCTAAATTCAAAGCAATATTGTCTTGAATGCGTAAATCTCTTCTAAAAATAAATAATCCGTTTTCAAACATGAAATAAATATATACTATTTAAATAATATATATTTATGTATTGATTTATTGATTTGTTTTATTGATTTGTTTTATTGATTTGTTTTATTGATTTGTTTTATTGATTTGATTAGATATCAAGGCTTACAATATTACGATCTGATTTTCTGCGCTTGGATCTCAACGGCATATTCTCGTTCTGCATCTCCTTTAATTCACTAATACTAATGGTGCTTCCTTTCTCATCCTTATCATTCTGAATATTTACTTCAGTCTGTTTCATTTTAAGACCGGATAAAATATTGGAAATATCGCTTGGTCCCTTCATCTCGGGGCGTCTCGATTTTTCAGCCGATGGAATATCACGGCTCGCATTAATATCGGGTCTATTTGAAAGAGGTACATATCCCGGTCTTACTGGCGGGGGCGCAGAATTAGGACCTTGTGTCGCGATAGGAGGCGGTGGGGCTCCGTTGGATGGATTCATATACTGTTGGTTTGGGTTGTATTGTGGCTGTTGCTGTCTTTGTTGCTGTTGCTGTTGCTGAAGCGGTGGTCTTTGTTGACCTCCACCCCCACCACCCATCATGGAACTCATAAACCCACCTAGACCCGGATTCGTCTGCCCCATTGAGTTTACAGCCGCGCTAGTGAATTGCTGCATCAAGTCCGGGTTTTGGCGCATAATATCATCCATACCGGGCATGGCTGATTTAAACATGCTATTTGTCATATGAACCATCAAAGCACTACCACCAAGTTGAAAGAGTAATTTCAATTCCGGCGCCATGGTCGCTTTTGACTTGTACTTTTCATGTAATTCCGCAAAAATATCATCATAGTCATCAATATTTTCATTAATTTGTTCAGACCATCCATCTAATTTCACATCAAATGGGTCGAACTTATTGTTCAAAAATTCTAGGCCAGTGATACACGCCATTAACATTTTTCCTTGGAATTTGACTGCGTTTTTCTTCTCCTTCTCAGCAACAATGGTTTCATATTCGCCCTTCATTTCAAGCAAATTCGACTCCATATCATATTTTTTGGTTAACTTAACACCCTTCTTTTCCAAATTTTCCAACTTTTGTAAGTAAGTAAATTTCTCCTTCAACGCCTCCTCCTTGCTCAATTTGGGCTCAGCTTGGGATTTCGTAATATCGGGATTAATAGGAATATCATTAAATTTGCCATATCCCTCCCATGTCTTTTTCTCATCGCTAGATTGCTGTTTGGTGGAAGCGCCCAAATTTAATGGTTCACTGAACATGCCATCATTATTATCATCATCCTCATCCATATTAATGTCCTCCACTTGATCTTCGTTTAATTTAAAAGATGTAGAAAACATGTTTGATCTTGCCGATTTTATACTTTTCTTTGGCATAGTTAGCTCATTCAATTCGTCTTCTAAATTATTTAAATCATTCACATCAATATCGCTAGATATTTTACTGCTTCCACTGGAATTTCTCTTTTTATCATTCATTAATAGTTCAATTCCAATGCCGAAATTGGATGATTTAGATCCACGCATCTCTCCTCTATCGACCGAGTTATTTATATTTATTGTGCTATCTGAATCAAAATTACTAATATCGATAATTTCTGGTTCACTCATTATGAATTAATTAGAACTTATAATTTTAAATCAAACACATTAATTATATATAATCTTATCTTTCAAATACCAAATACCTTGTAAAAAACAATCGGCTAAATCGTCCTTTTTTTTGTGTTTATGAAACATGTCTAAATGTTTTCCGAATGATTCATTATTAATTAACAATTCTTCGCATATTTCAATTCCCATACCTTTTCTCTCTGCGTATGTAGTTTTTTTTGAAACATAGTCTTTCAATTTATTGGATGCTGATATAAAATGAATGTCTGTCGTATTCTTCATGATAAAATACTGAGCTATCATTCCTTGTAATGTTTTCATGCGATTTGCTATTGGGCTGATTTGATTTTCAATAATAACTGTATCTATGTGAATATCTCCATATAATTCGTCCAATTTTTGTTTTAACTGAATACCAATTTCAATTAAATTCAAGTCGTTTGTTTTTACTTTATTTGAAAATGGGACAACATATTTGTTTTCAAGCTCTGATTCTAAGTATTCTAATAATAGTACCTTGCTTTTTTTTTGGTCGAATTCTATTTGATGGGTTGATAAAATCGCTTTTATATCATGGATTTTTTTCTTTTTCAGTTTATTTAATTCCAATTCAACTGGAATAATAGATAATCCGGAATCTTTACCATGTTTTTTACAGCAATATATTTGATTTGGCGATTCGCTTTGACTTTCATTATTCGTTTCATTATTCGTTTCATTATTCGTTTCACTGTACATATATTTTGCCGGTTTTCCACAAGAACAATTTACAGCTTTCTCGTTACATAAATTTACTACATTCCAGTTCGCGATTTCATATTGTTCTTTACTTTCGACATGAAACAGACAAAGTGCTAGATTTTTTATACCGACATCAACACTTAATAATTTCATTGTCGATAGCTAATAATATAGTAGATTGGTTTATTTATTTAATTACTTAATTTAATAAATAAATTGTCTTGTTATATATTCTACATTTAATTAGCATTGGGATACTTTTGCTGTAATAATTGCTCTTGTGTAATCGCTGGAGCAACCATTCTAGCTTGTAATTGATAAGATGATAAATATACATTCTTTAAATCACTGGTTTCATATCCATAGGGCTGAGATTTATCCATACACGACTTGTACAAAAAGGGACTATTTGATATTTGCTCACCAGTTCTTAAAGCTGGGCAATAGCATGATTCATCACATGCCTCCAATTGATTTGACTTAATAATAGAATCGGCATTTTTTGTTAAATATTGTCTGTATTGCCAGTTCGACTTAATATTGTTTTCATTTCTAATTTGTTGATTAATTACTGCACCGGGTTGCCATTTTGCGAAATTTCTTCCATCTGCCATTATAGGTGGGAAATCGAAATGAATATTATTAGATCCAGAATAACATGTTCCCCAACTCATTTATATATAGGTGGAGAGAAAATGTATTTACAATTATTTCTTTGTATTTTCTAATAAACTAAGCAATTCTTTCTTCGTCTTTTTCTCTCCCTTCTTAATCAATTCATTGTCTTCTGCGATTTGTCTTAATGTTTGTACACTTAGTGTTTTATAATCGGCAATGGGTATCTTTTCTTTCTTAACCTCATTCACTATTTGCTGCTCTTCCTCCGAGAGTGATTGAATAGAATCGGCGATAGAATCGTTTATGCTAGAATTATCATCAGAATCTGCTTCCGAGTCATCTTGCTTATTTACTCGCTTATCTAGCCAACTTAAAGTATTCATGTCTAATACTTCTGGGTTAAATTCTTCTAAAGTATTCTCGGGAAGTTGGATTACTTTTATATCATTGTTATTGTCGTTGTCGCTGTTATTATCACAGTCATGTTCTAGTTCGTCGATTTCGATAATCGGTATTTTACTAGATACGATTGATACAATTTCGTTATTTGGTGTATCATCATTCATACTCTCTTCGTCATCATCAGACTCTTCGTCGTCGCCATCAGAGTCCTCACTGTCACTGTCGTCACCAGACGAATCACTATCATTATCCTCATCAGATACATCAATTAATCGTTGATCAGATGATGGCGTAGAAAGAGTAGCTGGTTCTGTTGAAATACTACGATTATTCGCACCTTGTGTACCTCCTCTATGTAAAGCAATATGCTGCGCCATTTCCATATTCGTGATAAACGACTGTAAAATTCTGGCTTGCTCCATTTGCGCTCGTTCTAAAAGAGATATAGATCTCTTAAAATAAAAGAACAATATAGATATTAATAAAAATACAACGCCTAAACAAAGCAAAGTAATAGGATTGGTAAAAACTTCAAGCATTATTATTTAATCAAAATATTAATTAAATAATATGTAAACGAATATGTATCTATTTCTCTATTTCATCTAAATGCCACCTAATATTTTATTCGACTCATTCAAAATATACTCTGGATAATGTAAATCATATAATACTTTCAAACCTCCTCTCACACTCGATATACCTCGACCCATTTGATATGTATACTTGAAATTAAAATCATCCAACTTTGTAACATCCATGTGATTATTATCCATTATAGGCTCTAGTTTTTTACACAAGTCCGTTAAATGGGTTGTCAGTATAAAATCAATATTTTTCTGATTAATTAGATATTTTATAAATCCATAAGAACTAGCACAAGCCTCTGTCGGATTTGTCCCAGAAAATAGTTCGTCAAATATACAAAAATGTTTTTTACCGTCTTCTAAACTTTCAAGTATTTCCTTACATCGTCTGGCTTCCGCTTGAAACAAACTGTCTCTACCCGATGTATCCGGTATATTCAAATAACAATGAATGTGATTGTATGGACTAATTTTAGCATCAGAATAGAATCCGTATCCAAATGATTGAGAGAAAATCAAGTTAAATAGCACAGTCTTCAATATTGTCGTTTTTCCGGAAGCATTGGGCCCAGTAATCGCAATATTTTTACTCATGTCAATGTCATTTTTTACCGGCTGATTGTACATTAAATACGGGAAATAAGCGTTTTTCATTTTTGTTGCCTTGCCCAATTTACATTTATTTATGAATTTCTCTCGACTGAGTTTATTTATTCCATTCATATGTTCCATAAAAGAGTTGAGACCTAAACTAAATTCGATTGTGTTCTGTATATCCTTATTTATGTGGAATTCATAAAAGTATTTCATTATGTAGCCAATTTGACTAGATTTTGTGTGAAGTCGCTTTATATCAAACTCGGTTATTACATCTAATTCTGACAGTAACTTCATACAATATTCCTTGTGAGGATACATGGTTTGTAAAAACGGCAGATAAGTGTTATGTTTTACACACGACTTCTCAATAATATTCATATTTTCAATGGTAGTTGTTAAATAATCTCGTAATAAAAACAAATCAGTATGAATTGATTTGAAGTTCTTATAAAATCGATAACAAACAATCGAATTCTGGTAAATAGAGAAGAAATAAAAAACGACGGAAATAATAGCATATACTCGTTTTTCCCAAGATATATCTTCCATCATGGTAAATATATTTCCCAATGCGTGTTTTGAAAAAATATTAGTTAGCACCTTGTAATAGCTCTCCAATGTAATTGCGATTCCGCTAAATTTCAACATAAAAAAAGGCACTAGCAGTAAAATAATGGGCAAAATAAGACTCAAAATTGGGCTCACTAAATTATATACGCTTAATAGCTGTAAGAATGGGGACGAGTGGTTTAAAAATTTGAAAAACTCGATATCGACATAATAATATCTGTCGGTAAAATTCTCGTCGCCTTTTATATTTTTCCATAATTCGTAAAATTCATCATATTGTTTCTGTTTTAATTCTAGTTTATCGTCTGGCTTCCACGACTTGACTATTTTTTGCGTTTGTTTTAAAAAGAGTTTATTATTGGTATAATATTCGCACAATTTATTCAAGTTTTCAATGCCGATCTTAGATTTTGGCTGAATAACCGTTTCCAATAAGCATTTTCGCTCTTCGCTTTCCTCGTTTAATTCCAATAGTTCTAAATCATCAATAATATTACTGTCTAATTTTTCCTTGTTTTCTAAATAGAAAATAGGTAATTCAAATTTTGAATTCATTAATTAGTATATTTGACTAATTAATAAATGATTTCTATACGAATTGATTTATTTTTGTGTGAACTTGAATGTCCAACGGTTTATAGTTTGATGTTTCCAATAGACGCCGGCAATTCGTCTATCTGTGTGTTATAATACTGCTCAATCTCCTTCATTTTTCGAATATCTCGTCTCGTAATAAAATTAATACCCATTCCCTTTCTTCCCCATCTACCAGATCTACCAATTCTATGGATATATGTGTGAATATCATTGGATAAATCGAAATTAATAACAGTACTTACTTGTTGGACATCAATTCCTCTCGCAGTCAAATTAGACGAAATTAGCACTCGCGAACCACCATTTACAAATTCCTTGTATGCCTTGGATCGCTCCTCCTTGTCCATACCACTATGAATACAACACACTGGAAAGTTATCCTTGGATAGCGCATCGCATAAATCATTTACGCGTCTAATGCTATTACAATAAATAATACATTGACTCACGGAAATGGCTTCAAACAAGTCCTTCAATGTCTCGTATTTCTGAGAGTCGTTTTCAACCGCAACATAGTATTGCTTGATTCCTTCTAATGTAACACTCTCCGTCTTAACTAAAATTTTAATCGGATCACGCATAAATTTCTCGGTTAGTGCTTGAATTTCATTTGGAAGCGTCGCGCTAAATAGCGCAATTTGAATCTTATTACCCAAAAACTGGAAAATATTATATATTTGCTCTTTAAAACCACTAGATAACATTTCATCCGCCTCATCTAATATCAAGAGCTTGATTGTTCGAGGATTTATCTTTTTTCTGCGAATTAAATCGTGTACTCGTCCCGGGGTGCCCACGACGATTTGCGGCTTGGTTTCTAAGCTGCTTAGGTCCTGGTCCATGGAACGGCCACCAATCAATAGAACACATTTAAAATTATCCATAAATGAGCCTATTTGAGAACATACATTGTGGATTTGTATTGCCAATTCACGAGTGGGGGCTAATATTAACCCTTGAATTTCATTTACCTTCTCGTCAATCATTTGAAGCGCGGAAATAGTAAATGCCCCCGTTTTTCCGGTGCCGGACTGGGCTTGCGCAATTACATCCTTGCCGCTCAAAATGGGGTTAATACCTCGTTTCTGAATTGGACTTGGGCTCTCAAATCCACGACTATATATTCCTCGCAATATATTTTCCTTTAAATTCAAATCACTCCAATTATTTACTTCTGCTGTAGAATCCATACTATAATCCGAATTATATGTTTAAGTATATTTGTCTGCTATTTATAATATTATTAACAATAAAATTGATATAAAATAATAAATTTATTAGCATTATATTATATACAATGGCCACAGTAGTTTATACTATCCAAGATTTTGAAAATATAAAGTGGGCCAATAATGCCACATTTACATTACCTCAAGAAACAATCAACTTGATTCAACTGTTAACCGAACAAGTTGGTTCTCCTACTTATGTAAAAACACCGAACTTTTCAAATAATACTGATACAAATACTCGTGTAAAGCCGCCATATAAAAAGAAGGGAAAACATGTTGAAGAAATCAGCCCGGACAATTGGGAAGCTCTTCGCAGTTTTCAAAAGACGGAGTTTGTTAAAAAGGATGGCATTGAAAAGGAGATTGATGGTATTCGTTTATTAATTAATAAGTTGACTGAAAAAACATATGATAAAATTATTGAAAAATTATTTGCCGCGCTAGATGAAATAACCGTAAATGAAAACTATGATGCTGAATACATCAACAAAATTGGCTATGCTATCTTTAATATGGCTACTTCTAACAAATTCAATAGCAATGTATATGCGAAATTGGCATGCGAGTTACAAGCTAAATATGCGTTTATGACTGATATCATTGTGTATAATATTAATGAATTTATGAAATTGTTTGAAAATATGGAATTTGTATCCCCCGACGAAAATTATGACAAATTTTGCGAAATGAATATTGTAAATGAAAAACGCCGTTCTATGAGTTTATTCCTTACGAACCTATTTAAGAATAATGTAATAAAATTGGACTATGTATTTGATAATATAAATAATATTCAAAATATGATTGTAAATGAAGAGACTATGAAAAATAGTAATAAGATTGCTCAAGTGGAAGAATTGTCCGAAAATTTGTATATTCTACTTACTAACATTCCGATCGCCACATTAAAAACATACAGTCAATGGAATGTGGTATATGATAATATTGTGCGAATTAAATCGGTCGATATTAAACAATATAGCGGTATCTCGTCAAAGGCCAAATTTAAACATATGGATATTCTTGATAAAGTTAAATAGATAGTTGAAATAATAGTTTTATGTAAAAAAATAATTAAACATTTTTTGTATTACAATAGTATATAATGAGCTCGTCCGAACAAATTGAAACATCTGATACAAATAACATGGAATTGGAAATGGAGGGTGGATTGAAATTGGAATATGAAATAAAAGACAGTGAATTCACAATTGATATTGACGCAAAAAACGATATTGACAGTATGCTGAATAGCGAAGGTTTTTTTTCTGATTTTAAAGAACAATTTGATATATTTGACCACGATAATATGACCGCATTACATGTGGATTATTTTGAAAATTATAATTTAAAAATGTTATATCATATCGCGAATTATTATAATATTCCAAAGAAGAAGCTTAGGAAAGAAGAACTAATTCAATTAATTATTTTATTTGAAAATGACCCCGATAATACCATTGCTGTTTACAATAGAAAACGATTTTGGCATTATTTACACGAGCTTAAAACAGATCAATACTTTGGGAAATTTATTATATTTAATTAAACGATGTAATTACACTTATACTTTTGATCAAAATATTGAGAAAATATTGGGCAAATATTAGATAATCTATATTTAACGGATAAAAATATAAATAGTTAATATATAATTACTATAATGGTGAATTCTATATTAAATTCAGACATAAACTATCCGGAATTAAAAAAATTGGACTCAGAAGATAAAAGCTTTGATGCGTCTATGTATGAAGTAAACATTTTAGGCGTCGATGTTGTCATTGCTTTAGGTCAAGCAAAATATGTTTTTATAGATGATAATATCATTTATTATCCTATTTATCTAGTTAAGGACGACAAAGTATCGAAGCAAATTGGCGTTTATGAAATTATGTCGGAACAATTACCGAATATTGTAGATGAAGATGGTGATGTTGATTTAACAAAAATTGATGAACCACTTTTATATAAATTTGCCACAAATGAATTGCTTAAGGATGCCGACAAATCGCCAAAAATTGAGAGCAAAAAGACAGTAGTAGACAAGGCAGACACAGAGCAAGACGATGACCAAGACGATGACCAAGATGAAGAGCCTTCGGCAGAAACGGCAGAAAAAGAAAAAGAAGATAATGAGCCGTCGCTAGACACGGCAGACATGGCACAAATGGAACTTGAACGCGACGCATATAAAATGGATAAAGAGCAACCATGGATTCAAGAATTTTTGAAGAGTAACGAATACCAATTAATCGACAATGAAGGCGGAGGAGAATGCTTGTTTGCTGTAATTCGTGATTCATTTAAATCTATTGATAAAGATACAAGTATCATGGAATTACGAAAAAAACTATCCGACGAAGTTACTCCGGATATATATGAAAATTACAAGGATAAATATAAAATGTTTGTAAATACAGTTCAGACTGGAGAAACTGAATTAAAAGAACTAAGTAAACTGAATAACGAATTGAGAGATAGATTGCGAAATGCCAAAGAAAGGTCTGAACAACAACTCATCGTTGAAAGCGCCAAAGAGGTTGCTACAAAATACAAACGATTAAAATCAGAGATAAAAATATCAAAAGAATTGATGGCTGAATTTAAATTTATGAAAAAGGTTCACTCTATAGAAGACCTTAAAAAGGTAATTAAAACATGTGATTTCTGGGCAGATACATGGGCGATATCTACATTAGAGCGCATATTAAACATTAAATTGGTGATATTTTCTAGTGAAGCATGGAAGGCGGGTGATGTCAATAATGTTTTACAATGTGGCCAATTAAATGACAAAATATTGGAAGAGCTCGGTGTGTTTGAACCTCAATATTACATGTTATTAGATTATACGGGCACACATTATAAATTAATCACATATAAATACCATCGCTTGTTTAATTTTAATCAGATACCATATTCTATTAAATTGGATATTGCTAAGAATTGCTTACAAGGCTCGTCTGGTCCCTATAAAATTATTCCGCAATTTAAGATGTTTAACGAAGAACTTGGTATTGAAGAACCGGTTCAATTGGATGTGGATGTAATCGCTGAAAAGGAAAATACATTATACGACAATTCAATCGTGTTCCAATTTTATAATCGATCAAACGATAAACCACTCCCCGGAAAAGGAAATGGTGAACAAATACCGTTAGAATTAGTAAAGGATTTTTCACAATTAGCCGAAATAAGTGAATGGAGACGAAAATTAGACAATGAATATACATCACCGTTTGAAGCAGATGGTCATAAGTGGAAAACAGTAGAGCATTTTTACCAAGGGAATAAATTCAAAAATACAAATAAGGAATTTTATCTATTATTCACACAAGGTAGCGGTTCCAAGATTTCAGATGATGTAGAACTGGCAAAAATGGCCGGATCAAAATCGGGTAAGCACAAGAGTGAGTTATTGCGATCCAAAGACATTAAAATAGATCCCATGTTTTATGGTGGAAATGAAGAGAATGTATTAGAGCGAGGAATATATGCCAAATTTAGTCAAGATAAAACGGATTTAAAATCGGCACTATTGAACACTAAAAAGGCAAAATTACAGCATTATAAAAAGGGGATGGAACCGGAGATAGCAAATGCGCTCATGTTGGTTCGAAGCAAACTAACTGCTGAATGAAGTCCATTGTAAATAAAACCATTGTAAATAATATGTTGAAATATAATTAATTTAAACCTATTTATATAATAGAATACAATATATGACGGATTATATAAATACAAAAATAAAAGGCCTCAAATATGGTTATTTAATGAATGATAGTTCATCAGATAAAATAATTTCTACATTATATTCTTATCTAGTCGAAGCAGACGATTATATTTCAAGAAGAATAACCGACAAGTGTTTTAATTATACATTATCCAAAATTCATTCTTTGAAACAAATTCCCAAGCCAAATATGGGTGGTGGCTATTTTTTCCCAAAGCATATTCAGCAATATATTGATGACAATGCCACATACAATCTTCATTTTACATGTAAAATTAAAAATAGGGATATTACAATTCACTTCGTGATAACATCTGAATTGACACCAGAAGAAGTGATTTTATTACATAAATATGTTCATATGATGTACATGTGGTTGTATATATTGGATGAGTATTCTAGTAAACAATGTTCAAAATCAGTGTCAGTTTTTATATACTTTACACCATTCGAAAAACAATTACCGAATAATCAACTCATTGTTTTAGACACGGAACATGTAAATACCGCATACACAACTGGTTGTAAAGAAAGCACTGAAATCGTATTGTATCGAAGCGAAGAGTGGTTCAAGGTTTTTATCCATGAAACATTCCATAACTTCGGACTCGATTTCTCTAGCATGAATCTACAAATCGTCAATAAAAAAATGAAGGAAATATTTAATGTGAATATTGAATTTAATCTGTATGAAAGTTATTGCGAATTTTGGGCGCGAATTATAAATACAATGATGTATACATACCAAGCCATTAAATTAAACCAAACTCTTTCGGTTAGTGCTTTTAAAAATTCGTTCAAAGAAAATATGGAAAAGGAGTGCTTACATTCGCTATTTCAAGCATTGAAAATATTACATTTCATGGATTTAAAATATAAATTAATTACGGAGAAGACGGATGAGAATATCGGTATATGTAATTATTTATACAAGGAAAAAACATCGGTGTTTAGTTATTACATAATTACTAGTTTGCTGATAAATAATTATATCAACTTTTTAGGATGGTGTTCTAAAAACAATAACCTTTTACTCCAATTCAAGCAGACACCTGGTAATCTGGAGTCGTATATAGAATTTATATATAACTGTTGTACGAATTCGAATATAAAGAAGAATATATCTGCTATTGAAAAAATGTTTACAAGTGATGGATATATTATGTCGCGTAATCTGAGAATGACATCGGTAGAATTGAAGGATGTCGTATCGAAATAATGGATTAGGATTAGGACTAAGATGGGTTGATTATGATTATACCGATGGGGTCAATATGTAATAAAATTGAATATGTAATAACATTCATATTAATGATACAAGTAAAAATAAAAATGGGTATTAAACATTTAAATAAGTATATACAGAGTAATTGTAGTAAATCAATAAAGCAGATTAGTTTAAATGATTTGCGGAATAAAAAAATTGTAATTGATACAAGTATTTATTTGTATCGATTTTTGGGAGAGAATGCGCTATTAGAAAACTTTTATTTGATGATTTCCATCTTTCGTGAATATAATATTATCCCCTTATTTGTGTTTGACGGGAAGCCGCCAAAAGAGAAGCACGATCTTTTACAAAAGAGAAAGGGTGATAAGCGTTGTGCCGAACTGAAATATAAACAGATGGAACATGAAATGAATGATCGTGTAGGTGATATGGATGAAGACGAAAAAAAAGAAATGACTGAAAATATGGAACTATTAAAAAAGGAGTTTATTCGTGTTCATCATACCGACATTGAAAATGTAAAACTATTGATTCAAGCATATGGTGTTTCATATATTGATGCTCCGGGAGAAGCCGACAAATTATGTGCCAAGATGGTATGTAAAAATAAGGCGTATGCGTGTTTAAGTGAAGACATGGACCTATTTGTATATGGGTGTAGTCGAGTATTGCGATATTTAAGTTTGTTGAAGAAGACGGTCATTATGTATGACACGAAGAGCATGTTGACCGAATTGGAATTAACATTGGATGAATTTAGAAGCATTTGTATCGTGTCTGGAACCGATTATAATATGGATGATAATTGTGAGAATAAAAATATCGACTTGTTAAAAACATTGACTTATTTTAAAAAATATAAGAAAAGTGATAAAATGGATTTTTATGAATGGTTGGAAGAAAATACGGATCATATTAAAAATACAATTGATTTGTACAACATTCAATCATTGTTTAATTTGACGGATATGCCGGAATATAGGCAATACGAAAACCTTAAAATTATTAATGGACCTATAAATGATAGTAATTTAAAACTTATTATGGAAAAGGAGGATTTTATATTTGCCAATTAGAAAACCAGAAACCGATAATAGCGTTTTCGTAGTTTGTATTTAGTAACTAATAACTTTTTTTTAATCTTCTTATATATATAATTACAGTCTATGGCTGATACAATTCAAGCCTCAATTACTCGTATTAACACATTAATTGATGCTACATTTGGAACAAACGGAGGGAATCCTATTACTACTAATCAATTATTACAAATTGCTGCTTTATTCGATACTCTACATGATTTCGGAAAATATTCAACATGTTATGATACACTTAGTGGTGGACGAGGAGAAACTATTACAGCAAACTATAAAATTTTAAGAATGAGATTTTCCGCATTATCGAAAATGGTATTTGGCATTGGTAGTGATAGGCTATCAAGAGGATATGGTAGTTTACGAACACCTGCGCAAGTTTATACAAGCGCATTAACGGCAAAAACTCTAGAAGCTGATTTTTTGGAATATGCTAAACAATATAGAACTAATTCTGGTACATTTATTTCTAGTAATAGAGGGATTGATTATGGCAGTATTATGACAAAATTAAAAGACAATGGTTATGGTACAAGTGGAAAGGTTTGTTTATTAGTAGACACGCAAAAAATGTTATATAAATGGTCTGGTTTCACAAATAATTGTATTGTTGCTATATTGCGTGAATCTGTATACGATGCTGCTGGGAAATTGCTTATTAGTGATACTACTGGTAAAAATGTACATGTGGAAACGGACAGATATATAATTATTGATGATATAAAAAATAAGGTTCCAAATATGTATACATATATTGAAGATTTCAACTCTAACGATTTTGTTGGTAATATACAAGTAGCACTTGGGCCTATACCGGATATTAATAATTATAATATAACAGCTAGAATCGGAGCTACTCCTATACTAGTTCAAGGTAATTCGGGAGCAAAACATCCAAATAGTATTTTAATGTTAAATAAAAATATTGATGGCGCAGCTAATGCTACTTGTGCAACAACTGTTGGTACTCTTATTAATCCAAACAGTACAAGTGTAACTAAACCATATAATGGGTATGTTGACAGTGATAAAAATAATGTTGGCGCTGGTGGTTGCCCTAGTTTTGCTAATAATAACGCCAATTTCACACAAAAACGAACTGGTGATGGCAATCAAGCATGTATATGTAAACGAATAAATATGGGGAAAATTGTGATTAAAGCTACAAATAAAAATGATGAATCAATAAATATAACCAAAATAGTATTGGTAACAATTGACCGTATGTTATACGCGATTGCGCTACTACTCAATATACCAGTTATATATGAACATCCTACTGAAGGAGCTGCTTATATACCAAATGTTGGTACCGATCTTGGTATGGGTGGAGGTAATAGTGGTATGAATGATATTAATGATATACAACCTAATCAATTAAATATTCCAGAGACACCTATAATATATCAACGAGGTGGAGACGAACTTACATTAGATAAAAATGATAGTATAAGTGATGATGAAGCAAAATATATTTTAGAAAATCCAGTATATATGTTGGCACTTGCTCCATTTATTTATAAAATTGCTTACATTAATACAGGGAGTATTTTTAAAACTGCGATTGAATCAATATTAGCAATGAATTATACCACATTTATGAATGAATCACCAGTACCACCAGTACGTATTACTAATCCACAATACACCACATATTTACGAAATGTCATTACTGTTGGTCCATCTACTCCTACTGATATGAATACTTTAATTGGAGAACCAATTATAGATAGAGATATAACTGCTAACCTTGGTAACCTTGCTAAAAATACAGCTTTAAAAATAATACATTTAGAAGCACCTATAATAGGTGATGAAACAGCTAGATATATATTAATTTATAAGTATAAAGAATTGGGAGACACATATACAGATGAAAATACGGGTAGAAATTTGTACATAGTTAAAAAAAGTTTTGATGGAACTAGATATATAACTCAATCAATTGCTAAGATTGCTACACATGATGAATTTGGAAAATACAAAATAAAAAAATTATTTAATAGTGGTATATCAATAACTAGCGAGTCTAGTGAAAAGATTGAAGAGATGTTAGGAGAACTTCTTGCCGCTAAATTAGTAGAAGGTGGCTTATCTCTTCGTGGCGAAATAAACTTTTGGGGCCCAAGATTATTAGCGTTAGGCACAGAGGTTGGCACAGCGGTTGGCACAGCGGTTGGTTATGGAGTTAATTACTTCTTCAATCGTGATGATTCGAGTAATCCATCAGACATTATGGAAGGTGGAAAAGTAACTTCGTTGTCGGATAAATCCGAATATAATTCATCTCTAGATAGCAAGTCAATAAATAGTTTTGTAGGAGATAATTCTTTAGATAGCTCATTAAGTGAAGTCGATAGTAAGGGTAAGAGCACGGAACAGAGCTCGGAACAGAGTGCGGAACAGAGTGCGGAACAGAGTCCAGAACAGAGTCCAGAACAGAGCTCAGATATAGATACGATATATGATGATTCTACTAGAATCACGACTAAGAGTGATTCAATAGCGTCTGACTCTGAAACAAATCCAGAAAACTACCCATTATTAACCAAAAACAATAATTATTATGCGGTAGCTTTTAATTATACACAAACTCATAAAATCATACGGGAGCATGGTGTAAATCTACCATTCTATAATGATTTATGTAATGTGTTTACAATGTTTTCTTATTTATGGCTATTTAACAAATATATTGTAAATGTTTGTATAGACGATGAAGAAACTGCTATAGCATATGATGAATGGTCTGTTAAAGGTGACCCACGAACTGTATTAATTCCGACACATAAATCATTATATATATTATTCAATAAAATGGTGGATACTATTAATCGTACTGGAACATTACCATTCTTATTAACTGATCTAGAACAAGTTTTATTTGACGAAAAAGATTATATGTATTTTCAGTTACAGCAAATAAAACGATATGTTCTACGAGATGATTTTATAGAAGTGATTGAAGAAAATGTAGATAAACAGACGGTAAGCGAAGCAAAAGTAGATAAACCGACGGTAAGCGAAGCAACAGTAGATGAACCACCGGTAAGCGAAGCAACAGTAGATGAACCACCGGTAAGCGAAGCAAAAGTAGATGAACCTACGGTAAGCGAAGCAACAGTAGATGAACCGACAGTAAGCGAAGCAAAAGTAGATGAACCATCGGTAGATAAAGAAAAGGTAGATGAACCGCCGGTAGGCAAAGAAATAATATTAAAGTTCATTAAAGAAGCCAATGATGAAGAGCAAACTGTAAATACTGAATTATCTAGATTATCAGAAACTGATAAGTTTGACGATTTATTAAAGTATGCTATAGATCGCAACTTAACTAAGTATGGAATGTTTTATATGTATAGTGACTATTTAACTTATATAAGCACATTATCCATTAAAAAATCTACACCGATTGACACGACAGAATCGTCTAGTGTTGATGATAAAAGTGGTGAATCTATTGTATCACAAGAAGAGACAGAACAACCCGAATCGTCTGAAGAACCGCAACAACAACAAGAGCCATCATATGGTGGAATACATAAAAAGAAGGCTAGTAAGATTAATAGAAAGGCAAAGGTACATCGCGTAACTAAGAACAAGCGAAAAGTATCTGAATCTCGTAAGTCAAAAAATAAACAGCGATCTAAGCGAAAACTACTTGCTAAGAAAAAGCGTGGTACACGAAAAAATAATCGTAAGAATCGCAAATAAATAATGTCGATTCAATAAATTAATCAAATAAATTCGACTATATTCTAATAATAAATAATATTTATGGTTATATAAATATTATTATAATTCAATTATATGCTCCTACGCACACAATCACTGTTTTATTTTTAATTCAAAATTAATTTAAGCAGTGGAAGAGGCAGCCTTGTCAGCGGCCTTGGCGAAGTGAGGAGACATGTAACGCTGGAGGTTGAAGTAGGTGAGCTCGTCGCCCTTCTTGAGCTTGAGAAGACCAGTGAGCTTCTTGTCAGCAATGATCTTGCGACCATTCTCCTTGTCTTGGAGCTTGTGCTCACGGATGTAAGCGTTGATCTCACGAGTTACCTCAGTGCGAGCCATCTCAGTGCCCTCGGGCTTACCAAGGAAACTGGCAAGCTCGTTGGAGATAAGAGTGGGCTTAACGAATCCAGAAGGAGCACGGTTGCCAGACTTTCTCTTGCGCTTCTGGCTGACCTTGGAAGCCGCCTTAAGATCACGGCTCACTTGGCGCTCAATGTTGCGGAACTCAGTACGAAGAGCAGACATCTGGGCGCTTACGGACTGGAGCTTTGCCATGAAATCGGAGAACTGGCTGAAAACAGAGGTGGTTGCCTCAGCAGAGGGCTCCTCAGCGGGAGCAGCAGCAGCAGCCTCTACCACGGGGGTAGGGGCGGGAGCGGGCGCAGCCTCAATAACAGGTGCTGCGGAAGCCTTGGTAGACTTAGATGCGGTAGTCTTAGGAGTAGTCGTGGTAGTAGTCTTAGTTGCCTTTGCCATTATACACTAGATAGATATATCTTTTTAAGCCATTTAACGCAATATATATATTAAATATTTATGATTGGTTACCATCATAAATATTCCTAAATAAATAACTTTTTTAACATACTATTTTTTATAAAAACGCAATATTTTAATGGGCGACGGATTGAAAAAGCCACGGTAAAGCACTTCTGGCAGTTTCACTTACTAAAGTTAATGCTGCTAAAACATAATATGCTCCTAAAGAACGATTTTCTTGTGTATGACCGGACTTCACCAAATATTCAATTATTTTTACTGCTTGTTTTTGTAAATATTCGTCCGATTGGTGTTGCGCTAAATGTAAATTCATTCCCGCAAATGGATTTCCATGTGGTGGTACAATTTCTCTCATCGTGTCCAATGATAGTTGTGCTCTATAATGCCAAATATCATATACTTCGCGTATAAATAATACTGTCATATGTCTAGACAGACTAGAAAACCATGTGCTATCAGCGTAATTTCCCAATTCGTTGATATATTGGAATAAATCAATAATTTTCATTTCTAATTGTTTCTTAGGATCTATATATTCCTCAACCTCTTCGACAATATGTTCTATCTTGTTTACATTTGCTAAACGAAGATATCGAGAGAAATTACCATGTAATTCTACCTCTATTGGCTCACGATTATATGGATTTAATGGGATTTTATTTCGTTGAATATCATTTTTTGATTGTTTACACAATAATCCGAATAGAGATGTGATGTCGCATCCATAAATATTGTTATTATTATCGGAAAAACTAAAGAATTGATTATATGGAATTTCTTTTAAGGGCTCCAATGTGGCAAAATCAGTGTCGTTTATACAGCGTTCACGATTATAAAATGCCGGACCAGCCAAATGTATATATTGGCGAAGTAAATATCCTCTCATCAGAGATTGAATTTTAATTGCGTAGAGAGAATCTTTCAAATAATTATAAAGACGATTCACTAATTCATTTTTATTTCCCGTCTTTTTTAATTTGTAAAACCCACACATATCCTTTAATTGTGATATGTTATATTGAATAACATGAATTGATTCGTATTCTGCCATAGTTAATATGCGAAATTCGTCATCACTAACCTTGATTTTCTTTGTCTTACTTTTATTCGCCTTATTTTTAATTGAACATTTATTATCCAAAATATTTTTGCTCAAATCGGTATTATATGCTTTATTTTTTAAATACATATCAGTCATTAATATATTTGCCATTATTAACATATGATTAGATATATTTATATGGTTATACGATTATTTTCTTAATTTCTCTCTATGAGTTCCGATACTACTCCATCTTATCTATTTAACTTGGTGAATGATTGTGTGTTGTTTGTATCCAAGTATTTTTCGTATGGTAAATAGACAATATATCTCGAATATGACTGCTTACATTTGGATACTTTTAATTAAATTAAAAATAAATATATTCTACATCTATGTAGTGGTGAATATAATTTGATTTCTTTTTAATTATAAAAAAAATTGATTTAAAGATTGAAGTAGTATATAGATTACATACACAGATGACAATGAGTGCTAAGACAATTCTATCCGGTGCCGATTTCGCCCCCTCTACTGATATTAAATACTCCAAGCCTAAGGTTGACGCCAGAGGTAGCAAGAGTGTTGGTATTCTAAATGCGGGTTCTAATAGTGCTACTTACATTTCCACCCCGCTTATGTTGACATGGGGTGTGAATGAGTATGTAGATGATAAGAGTGGCAAGGTTTCATACGATTTGGCTCTTCAGTTTCCAAGTGAGGAGTACGCTAAGGACGATACTACGAATTTTATGAATAATATGATCGAGTTGGAGAATAAGATTAAGGCTGATGCGATTACGAATGCCAAGGAGTGGTTTGGCAAGAATAAGATGAGTGAGGATGCTATTGATGCGTTGTGGACGCCTATGCTCAAGTATCCCAAGGACAAGAATTCTGGTGAATCTGACACCAATCGTGCTCCCACTCTAAAGGTAAAGATCCCATACTGGGAAGGCGAGTGGAAGACTGAGCTATACGATGTCAATCAACGTGCGATTTTCCCAGACCCCGATAATAGCACTGCTACTCCTAAGGATCTTATTGCTAAGGGAACACATGTAGCAGTTGTATTGCTATGCGGTGGAATCTGGTTTGCGAATGGTAAGTTTGGTGTTACTTGGAAGTTGTTCCAAGGTGTAGTCAAGCCCAAGGCAACTATGCGCGGCACTTGCCATATTCAGCTATCCTCCGAAGACAAGGAGCGTATCGTAAAGCAAAAGGTTGATGAGGATGACGAGGCAGTAGACGATGAGCATTTCGATGAGCCAGCCTCTACCGCAGTCGATGACTCTGATGAGGAGGCGGTTGTCGTTAAGGCCGAGGTAGCAGCAGTTGTTGCTAAGGAGGTTGCTCCAGAGCCAGTCAAGAAGATTGTCAAGAAGGTTATTAAGAAGAAGGAGTAAACAAATACATCAAAATCAATAAACATACTAATCAAACCAAAATAAAAAATAAACACTAGCTAGAACTTGTAATGTAATTAATTAAACATTTTTTAATTACATTAGTGTAGAATACTTATTTGATATATTGTTGCTTCGCTTCATTGTCCAAGTATACATTTTTACTTATTGCTCTAATAATTTTGCTGGTTTCCTTTTCATCATTTTCTATGTCTGTCATAGAGTGGCATATTAAAGTTGTTAATTTCGTTTGTATATTATCATCTTTTTCCCATCCTTCATTCACATCCTTCCATTCACTTATCATAGTTCGTTGTTTTCTAGCTAACTGTTTTATTCCCAATAATATTTTCAACAATTCGGTATCTTTCTCCCAATTATTCGCTTCTTTCACATAAAGGGTTTTTCTAGTGGCATCCGTACAATGAATAGGTCTTTCTAATATATCCAATTTATTTAGGCCATTAGTTATCATATTTGTTAATGTCTTGGTTAAGCCATTTTCTATAGTATTATCATATGTTTCTGCTGTAATAGGCAAAGAATCGATAAAATCTGTTAAATTCATCGCGTTTTTACAATGTTCATTCAAAAACATTTGGATATTGAAATTTTGCGTATTATGACTATTCGTATTATGTGATTGATTGCCTATATTCGGCATGATTTCTATCATTTTTTCCATAACATCTTGATTCTTCAAGAGGAGTTTTATTAATAATTCTTTATCTATCTCATTTGATGAATGTATTACATTAGATACAGTTGATGTAGTAGGTGGTAGATTAGTTTGTATAATATGATTTATTTGATGTACTTGATTTACGGAACAATTCTTTTTGTGTCGCCATAAACCACTTCTATCTTCATACTCTTTATTACAATAATCACATACATACATACTGTGGCATTTTTCGGCATTTTTTGGCATTTTTTGTCTTGTTTGATGTTTCAGTGTCAATAAATGTTTATTCCAATTGCTTTCTTTACTACATTTAAAGTCACAAGTTTCACAATAATATTTTTCGGCTATTTTTTGCGAGTTTGTTGTTGCTGATTGATGTTTTCCAGTAAATAAATGATTGTTATAATCACTATTGTTAAAGCATGTATAGTCACATAATTCACAATAATATGGTTCGGCATTTTTCGGCATTTTTGCTCTTTTTTGATGTTTCAGTGTCAATAAATGCTTGTCGTAATCACTGACTTTACAGCATATATAATCACATAATACACAATGATATTGTTTGGCGAGTTTTGGCGAGTTTATTGTTGCCATGCGTTGCTTAATATAGCAACAGATAAAATGCCTAAATCATTTCACATAAATATATAAAAAAATTGTCATAACAAATATTTTCATCCAAAAATAAAATTGTGAGCATTATGGTCTAAAACACATTTTTCGTGATTTTCCAATTCATTTTCCAAAAAATAAAAAAACACACATAAAAACCTTGTGTAATTTTTTAAAATCCAAAATCAATTTGAAAATTTTGTAAAAAGTCATTTTGCTACATTCGTCTAGTGACAGTGCCTTTTTTCAGTAGTAACTTATTCGCTTCATATGTAGGTAGCACACTACATGACCTACATACTTTTCTTGGTGGATGCGATTTTTGAAAATCGTGTAGCACAATTTGTCTACATGAAAAACATGTCTCGAAAAAGCAAAATCCAAAAAATAGCCATCTTTTCACTGAAATCGAGAGATGTTTCAATGATAATGTGCATATGTGTGTTTTGATATTACATCGTATATAAATAATTACTTGATATATTGTTGCTTCGCTTCATTGTCCAAGTATACATTTTTACTTATTGCTCTAATAATTTTACTGGTTTCCTTTTCATCATTTTCAATATCCGTCATAGAATGGCATATTAAAGTTGTTAATTTCGTTTGTATATTATCATCTGTTTCCCATCCTTCATTAACATCTTTCCATTCACTTATCATAGTTCTTTGCTTTCTAGCCAAGTTTCTAATACCTACAAGTATTCGCAGTAATTCTGTATCTTTTTCCCAATTATTCGCTTCTTTCACATAAAGGGTTTTTCTTGTCGCGTCCGTACAATGTATCGGTCGCTCCAATATATCCAACTGACTCAGGCCATTAGTTATCATATTTGTTAATGTCTTGGTTAAGCCATTTTGTATGGTGCTATCATAGGTTGCTGCCGTTATAGGCAAAGAATCTATAAAATCTGTTAGGTTCATCGCATTCTTACAATGTTCGTTCAAAAACATTTGAATATTAAACTGATTATTTGTAGTATTGTTATTTGTGATATTGTTATGTGAGTTGTTACCTAACTTAGGCATTATTTCCATCATTTTTTCCATAACATCTTGATTCTTCAAGAGCACTCCTTCCATAATATCCTGGTTTTTCAAAAGCAATTTTATTAACAATTCCTTATCTAGTTGAAATTCGCCTAATTTATCATCATTTTTATATGTTTTTTCTTCTGTTTCTTCTACGAAGGTACACGTCTTTTTGTGTATCGATAATCCTTGACGATATTTATATTTTTTTCCACATAAACATATATATTCGTTTGAGTTTTGTGCGTCATTATTTGTCATCATTTTATGTTTTCTAGTAGACAAATGACGGGTATAATCTTGTTTATTAGAGCATACAAAATGACAAAAATCACAAGAAAATTTCAAGAGTTTTTTAGAGTTTTTTTCGTCATTCGATGTCATTATTTTACTTCTATATTATAATGACATAAAAAACTCCTAAATCATTTCACATAAATATATAAAAAAATTGTCATAACAAATTATTTCATCCAAAAATAAAATTATGAGCATTATGGTCTAAAACACATTTTTCATGATTTTCAATTTCATTTTCCAAAAAATAAAAAAACACACATAAAAACCTTGTGTAATTTTTTAAAATCCAAAATCAATTTGGAAATTTTGTAAAAAGTCATTTTGCTACATATATCAAAAACATATCGATTATTTTCTCTCTAAAAGACTCCCTTCATATGTAGGTAGATCCCTACATGACCTACATGATTTTCTCAGCGGATGCTATTTTTGAAAAGCGTGTAGCGCAATTTACCTACATGAAAATCATGTCCCGAAAAAGCAAAATCCAAAAAGTAGCCTCCGTATCGACTAGATTTCGGGGATAAATATAGGTCATTTTTATGCCGATTTGCGGATCGGCCGATTTGTCAAAATGTACAATTTACAGACTGAAATGAAGAAAATGGATGATCTTGTATTAAATCACAGAAAAAAACTAGGGCGTCCCCCAGGATTGCTTTCCGTTTTCGAGACGGACTTCGCGTACTTTCATTGCATCGAGTACAATATTTCCACTTGAACTACCATTAAGGTTTATATAAATCCATTTTTGTGGGTATTATATTTTAATGATAGTCCCATATTATCCATGTAGTGCAATTCTAAACTACATTTAGGCATCATGCTACGATAAAATCTATCCAAAACCAGCTGGATTGCTGTTAGGCAACCTTAACTGACACCAGACTTCATTGATTTTCACATTACACAGAGGGAACGGGACGAATTCTTGTGAAATTCGACCTGGTATACACTCAAGAACTAATTAACATTTAACGGGTGATAAGCTCATACGTCTTATACGTTTATGGTCAATGTCCTTCATTCGAATGCCTTCCATTTTTTACACTTTCGAGGGAAGTGCTTTTCACGCTATCTGTGTCTAACATTACCATTAACCACTATAGACGAGCCATGTTAGAAGCTTGTCTGTTCATATAAGTATTTACAAATACAACTTCAATTTTTTGTTTGTTCTAACAATTTGAAGTGTAAAAATCTGTAAAATATTTTTATACGACTACATAGAACTAGCTTAAAATTGAAGTGTTATTTTACAATACTATACAATTAAAATAACGAATTCGTAACCTATGTTATAATGAGCCTACCCAGATGTCTTCTATGCAATAGTTCGTCACATAGCCACATGGCGTGTAACAGCAATATGAAGGGACGACGCGACATGCTTGTTGCCCTAGGAAAGTCTATGATGATGGACAACATTATGCCAGATTTTAAATCGTTTCCAATTGACGAGTTGAAATACATTGCGCATACGTATACAACAGAGATACTTGGTTTCAATAGATACAAACCGCTGGTCGCGGTAAAATCGAGTGTACATGTGGACAAGACCATAGCTCGGCATTTATTTACGCCAATTATACTGACACTCACAAAAACCCGTCTAGTGAAAGAGCTAACGCTTCGCTGGAATTACCACAGATTGGTTCGAGAGAAAAAACACACAATGCCCGAATCAGAAGACTGCCCAATGTGTATGGAGTGTATGGTAACACCAGAATGGAACGAACATATGTTGAGATGGGACCTAGTAGACAACCAGTCAACAAACGGAGTAAAGTGTTATGACAACATTATTACCAAATGTAAACACAAATTCTGCGGTAGATGTTGGGAACTTCATATGAATACAAATGCCAAATACGATGATGGCGAACGAAGGCATTATATCGGTTGTCCTATGTGCCGAACAAAAATATATCTTGTAAGAAGACAATAACAAAAATAACAAAAATAACAAAAATAACAAAAACAACAAAAATAACAACCAGAACACCAAAACAAAAAAGAATAAACAACTCTTTTTTGTTCTATGTAGAGAGAAAATGACTGATATTCTATTGAACTGTATTTTCAGTATAGTAGTATATTATCCTATATTTTCTCTCGACTGTATCAATTCCTAAGAGTTAATTATAGACTGTGATTATATAAACATTGTTACCATCATGACGGCATATATATATAGATGAAATACAATTACGACGAGAGAAAATAGTAATAAATAAGAATCATTCATATCTATTCGTATTTATTTTAATTATTTTTGGCATATTTTTATCATGATTATCAAGACAAGTGAACTACAAATATTAGATTAGATTTATCACTATTATCATACACATTATTGGGTTTTATAAGAGAAATTCCTTGCCTCTTTATAACATAATGCTGAATTTTCTGTATTTTTAATTCTCGCACTGGTATATTATAAACCCCTTTTCCAACGCTACATGTAATATACTCCATATTAATTACATTCGCTATAGTATCATACACTGTTATTAGAATATTATTATTATCGTCGAGAGAAATGTTCTCGGGTAATTCTGGAATACACTTAATTACCAAATCATTATTTTTATGTTTATAATAAATTTCATCATGCCATAAAGGCACATAGTATTTCTCTCCTTCAAAATCTAACATGTATATATTATCCGCCATTAAATCGTTCAAATTGGGGTTTAATATGATGATATTGTCGTTTTCTATTTTTTCATTGATAATATTCTTGATCTTTTCCACCGTTTCGCTACTAATATACAATATATGTTGGTAAGTATTAATAAATTCGAAGATTTGAATCGCCTTTTCTTTATCCAAATTTTCAAATAGCTTGATAGACAAATTATGGCAATCCACTATAATGGTTCGTATGATGGTTTGTACATCTGGTTGATTGTTTGTAAAGAACGAAGAGAGAAAATCGGCAAATAATGAATTATAATCACTTTCATCCACAACCGAAGGCAATTCCTTATTTTCTTCTAGGAAAGTATTCAAATAATCATACGACGCATGAATTTCTTTGAATTTGGTGGCATAAAATTTGTCAGTATCGGGAACATGTTTATCCGGATGATATTTCAAAGCGAGCATTCTATATTGTTTTTTTAATTCAAGGAGAGAAAATGGACTTATTAATTGTAAATTTAAACACGCTTGATTAAAATCCATGTATTTTATTTATTAGACTATATAGATAATTCTCTAAATGATAAATAGGTCTATAATTATTATTATAAAACTGTAATAGCTGGAATGATTCTAGATACATGGCATCAATTATTTCTGGGGCAAGAGTACGACTCGCAATTATTTTTTTCAATAATAAAAAGATAACGCGACCTACTTCCATGTGATATATAAATATATCGTAAATCATATCTCTAAAATGAACACACTTCAGAGTATCCGGTGTATCAATCGCAGAATATAAAGTATCTACATAGCTATTTACATTTGCTGTAAGGGCAACCGTATCTGTCATAATATTTTTTATATTTGTAATATTGTCCACATTATAAGACGCCGGCAATTTTTTCCCAAGAATTTTGTTATAATTTATTTTTTTGGGTCGTGGAATAGAGAGAATATGAAAATTATTAACAATATTATCTGGAATAAATGAGACGCTCTCAGTAATTACTATATATATTAAATTCACATTTGTATTGTTTGGTTGAATATAACTATAAAACGAATCTAATAATTCACTATGGATTTTGTGAAAATTTTTACAAACAATGATACCCGTTTTATTTGTTCGCGCCGATAATACATCTATAATATTTGTATATATATCATTCCACAATAATTTCGAGTTACATCCTAGTAGCGCCATGTCGATTTCAAAATGGATATCGCTGATTTTAAAATAGTAATTCAAACTATTACATACGACGGTCATCTTTTTTTCGTATTTCAATTCGCTCGGACTATATCGTTTAATCGCAGATAACATTTGCGTATATTTACCTACACCCGATGGTCCATAGAACATAACATGTTTTAAATCGTTAATATCCGCTGGAAATGAGTCGTATACGGTTTTTAATGTTGGATGTAATGATATTTTATTTGAAGATTGAATATAATCATCAAAATGAGTCTCTAAAAACTTCATATAATATATAACATATGAAATCTTTAATTATTATTCGTGTAAATAAGTAATATTACACAACTATTTACACGGTTGGACATTTTACATTATTTTACATCATTTTTTACATCATTTTTCACATCAGTCGAAATATTATTTTTATTTAATTCATTTTTTATAATTGCGTATTGACCACATGAACCACAATGATCTTCATTAGACAATTCTATTTTGTTATTTATTTTTCTATTACAATAGTCAAGATTCCATCTACCCAACGGTGTAGGTAGTTCTTTTTGTGTAAATTTTCGTATAATGTTTACAATATATTTCATGATATATAAATATACATATTACCCTTTAAATTATATTTATTTTAGTAGTGAAAACAAATTTTTGGGATCCTTTGTTTTAGAAATTAAATGAATATTTTCACCAACGCGATATTTATTAGACAAATTATTATAGAAATTTAATGTTGAATAATCTTCGAGCGCAAATCCTACACTATCAAACACTGTTATTTCATTATTTTTTCTTGTATACCTTTTATTCGTTTTTATTATTTCTTGTAATTCGGTTACTGGAAAATCACTTGGCATTTGCTGAATATCGCCTTCTATTCTGGTTTGAGGAGTATACTCTGTAAAAACAGAAGAACTTAATAAAACATCTCTAGATAATTCGGTTTTACCCGGACAATCACCTCCGACAGCATTTATATGTTGTCCTAGACTTATCATATCTTTATCGATTATTGTTCTATATGCTTTATCTGCGGTAATTGTTGTAATTATATCGACATCTTTACATGCGTCAAAAGTATTATTAGAAATAGTGGCATTTATACTACTAAAATTGGATAAATTTTTAATTAATTTTTCACTTGCCTTTTTATCAATATCATATAATTTGAAATGTTTTATGCCCATTAAATGATAAAAGGCAAGTGCTTGAAATTCGGATTGAGCACCATTGCCGATTATAGCCATGCTCTTACAATTATCACGAGCAAGTATTTGTGCCGCCATTACAGATGTACAAGCAGTTCTAATAGCTGTACTAAATGTTAATTCGCTTATAAAAAATGGTTCACCAGTAGTAACATTTGAAAGCATTCCATAAGCCATAACTGTTGGAAGATTGTATTTGTAATTATTAGGATGTCCATTAACATATTTCATAGAATATACATTTTTATTTGAAATCGGCATAAGTTCAATGACACCTTCATTTGAATGATTTGCTATTCGTGGACATTTATTAAATGTATCCCAATTTTGAAAGTCTTTATATATTTCATTTCGTATGCCATTAAATATGTTATTTAATCCATGTTTTTTTGTTAGGTAAACTAAATTTTCAACTGTCAATATTTTCATAAATATACGGAAGAAAACATATTTGAAATAAAAACGTGATTGATTCGTAAATTGATTAAGACGCGAAAGACGGAATTTGAGTTATTCCCTTACCAATAATTAGTGCGTGAATATCTTGAGTTCCTTCATATGTATTTACTGCTTCAAGGTTCAACATGTGTCTTATTATATGATACTCATCTGATATACCATTTCCACCTAACATATCTCTCGCATTTCTCGCAATGTTTAATGATTTTAAACAATTATTTCTCTTTATAATAGAAATATTTTCTGGAATCATTATGTTTTCATCTAATAATCGTCCAATTCTTAAAGATGCTTGAGTTCCAAGTGTGATATCTGTTAACATGTCTGTAAGTTTTAATTGAACAAGTTGATTTGCCGCCAATGGTTTATTAAATTGTTTTCTATCTAAAGTGTATTCTCTTGCTCTCAAATAACAATCTTCCGCAGCACCGAGAACTCCCCACGATATACCATATCTGGCATTATTAAGACACGAAAACGGTCCTTTCAACCCTCTAATGTGTGGAAGCATATTTTCTTTTGGAACTACGACATTATCCATAAAAATCATGCCGGTATTTGATGTTCGCAATGAGAATTTACCTTCGATTTTAGGACACGATAATCCTTTCATCTCTTTCTCTAATATAAATCCTCTTATATCATTCTTTTCATCTTTTGCCCAAATGATAAAGACATCCGCGATTGGTGAATTTGTAATCCAATTTTTACTACCATTCAAAATATAATTGCCATCTTTAAAAACAGCCCTTGTTTTCATTCCGGATGGGTCACTTCCGTGATCGGGTTCTGTTAATCCGAAACAACCAATGAGATTACCTTTCGCCAATTCTGGTAAATATTTGTCTTTCTGTTCTTGCGAACCAAATTTATATATAGGGAACATCACCAAAGAAGATTGAACACTGGCACAACTTCTATAACCACTATCTACTCTTTCTATTTCTCTCATAATTAAACCATATGAAACATAATTGACTCCAGCACATCCGTAACCACTAATTGTAGGGCCTAATAATCCAACGGCGCCCATTTCTTTCATTATATTTTTATCAAACCTTTCATTTCTGAATGATGAAACCACTGTCGGCAACAAATAATCTTTTGAAAAATTATATGCTACGTCTTTAATCGCGTTTTCGTCATCTGTTAGTTGTCTTTCTAATAAAAACGGATCTTTATAACTAAAAAGACTTCTTGAAATAATCTTAGCAATATTGCTGTGTTTAAAATGGTTCATCGTATTAAAACGATTTATAATATTAAAATGGTTCATCATATTATAATATTATCACATGATTATTTTTTAAACCTTTTTCTCATTTAAAACACTCATTTATAAATTCGTAAATATATTACTTTACAAAATAAGAATAAAGATAGCCCAACATATATAATTATCATATGAATCTTGTTATAAATGAAAACCAATTTGACATATCCAAAATATATTACACACAACCGATTCAAAACATAGTTATGGATAATGGTCAGTTTGTAAAGCTGATATTTTCAAACGAAAATGTCATGGTATCTGGAATTTATTTGCTATTACAATTAAAGATAACACATAAGGAAGCATATTTTAAGAAAATAAAATTAACATACGATGTACATACAAACCGCGATTTATTAAATAAATTATATGAAATGGAAAATCAAATATTAACTAAATATGGCAATTCAAAAAAACATCGAAAAATCATATACGAAACATTCAGTACCGGAGTTATAAAATTATTTCCAACAACTGAACCGATGGTAAATACGCATAATTCGTATATATTAAAAATATCCGGATTATGGGAGAATGATTTAGAATGTGGTTTGACATACAAATTGCTCTGTATTTAGAGGATTGCTCGTCGATTTAATTTAACCGTCAGTGGAAAAATATTTTAAAATAACATACAAAATACCTACAATACTTATATTGATAATGGATAGAACCCATACAACACTGCTTAATTCGCCAGCTAAAGCATTCATCAGACCGCTAGACTTTCCCTCGTCCTTTCTTTGCTGTCCTAATAAAAGATCAATTAAGTATTTTATTATTATTACAAACTGAACGAGCATAAAAAACGACGACATATTAGAAAACTGATAATATTCATCCGCTACGGAACCACTATTTAATTGAGCATAATATATAATATTAAGTGTTAAAATTAAAGCGACCACAATAACAGTAACAATAAGTGGCATAGCATTTTTTAATACTACATTAATAAATCCAGAGAAACCTTGAGATGTACTATCTCTCGATGATATAGCAAACGATGATATCAATAGTCCGAATAATGATAACAAACAAAATCCGTATCCATAAACCGTCGCAGTAGCATAATCGTTAGATGATTGTCCAAAAAATTTAGGCGCTTGTCCAAAAAACACTTGTACTAATATACCAATAATACACAACAATGAAAAAATTTGTATATCATATGGTAATCTCTTGACTGCTACGAAGTCTGATACCTTATCGTCTGATGATGTTGTTGACGCATTTGTTATTAATAATGTGGAGTTTGAGTCTGGTAAAGTTCCACCTTTTTGTATTTTTTTACCCCCTTTATGTTTATGCTTCATATAAATTAGTATGTTATTTTTAATTTATGTAATATAATCATTCATTAAAATAATTCATTTCCTTAAAATAAAAATAAAAAAAATCAATTTCATTCATTAAAATCAATTCAATGAATGAAATAGTAAGTGTCTAACTAGACATTGTCTAAATGTGTAAATGTGGAAATGTGTCAGTATTCATATAAATTATTTCTCATATAATCATATATGAGTAGATATCCACAATTTAATGTAAATAATGAGCATCAATTGATAAGACGACAAAATACATATGTACTTGACCGCAAAATGATAACTTTTCACAGTGAAGACAGAGATATTAATAAATGGCCACATTCAAATCATTTTGAAGTAGAATTACCGGCAGCTTTAACAAATGTACAATCTATGAGACTGACTGAAATTCAATTACCAGCAAATCAATATGTATTTAGTAATAACCAACAAAACACGAAATTACAGTTTTATATAATTTTAGGAAATTCTTTCTTACCAACCGAAGTATATATTGCTCTATACAATAACATCAATAATCCGTATACTATAACTATTCAAGAAGGATTTTACAATCCAGATCAAATGGCATATGAGCTCGAAAATTCTATGAATCAAGCAGTAAGTAATTATTTATTAACTGATCCATCATGCGTAAGTGTCGGTGCTACCACATATACAAATTTTAAAGTTCATTATGATAAAGTGGGCCAGAGAATGTTTTTTGGAAATACGCGCGACAATTTTAGACTCCCATTTAATGTAAAAATCGATTACACCGTACCATGTAATGCTATTATTACAGAACATCAATCACCTAATGTTTGGGAACAATATAATAATTGGGGATTACCGGCGTATATAGGGTTTCAAAAAGTTAATTATAATGCCATAGAAACTAGTGGTAATGTATTATTCAATTATGATGCTAGTAATGTATGGTTAAGTCCAGATCCAAGTGGTGTAGTTCTCTTATCCGGAGCATCTTATTATGCTTATTATGTAGCATCACCATATACAACATCGCTTTATGGCGACGATGTAATATATATGGAATTCGATAAATTTAATACGATGGACGAGTTGAAACCATACGTGGAAAGAACAAATAACACATATAATAATGATTATAACGGCCGCGTAAATTCAGCTTTTGCTAAAATTCCTCTATCAGCAAATAGTCAGTCTACTCAAATATTAGATTCTAAAAACGTATATTTACCATATACATTTGCTCAGTATAATCCACCGATCGATAAAATAAAAAAGGCGAAATTCAAGTTTCGTTATCACGACGGCCGATTGGTCGATTTCAAAGACAATAATTTTAATTTTACTATCATATTTAATGTGTTGAAAGATGAGATTGCTCGAGACTATGTTGTTCGTGTACCCGAAGAATAGATATAGCATCTAATTGAAATCACTTATTCTTCTCAACAAACGACACCATTTCGTCTATAGGGCACGTGTTATAATTTCCTTTAAAACCGGCTAATTTAATAAATTTCGGCTTTGTCATACGATGTGTCTTATAAAATATATAATGCCCAAACTTACCATTGCGAATACTAATATCACCATTAATCATTCGCACTACAGCTGTATTTAACGAAACCGTATTTTCTATCAGTGGAATGATATCCTCTTCTAGTGTAAGATCGCCAATATCTTTTGTTATTCCATTCAATGTCTTCTTATTTTCACCCCATGTAATATAATTACCAAATTTACCAGATTTTATAAATACATCCTCACCCTTATATTTACCAATGCTTTTACTGGATGCCGTCTTGGATTCCACAATATCTTCTAATTTATATTGATTATTTTTCAACTTATCAATATCAATATCCTTCTTTACATTTAAGAAGGACGCACTATCACCCGTACCACATTTAATTACTGGACCATATTTACCAATCATATAAACATGTTCTTCATCAATCTTAATAACTTGTTTATCTTCATCGCCCAATTCCTTCGAGCATTCATTGATATCTGCTAAACAGTCTCTACATATATGATGCCACACTTTATTTCCCTTGGCGATATTATCCAAATCCAGTTCCATATTTTTCGTATATTCATAATCAAATAATTTTTCAAAATGTTGTATTAGAAATTCTAGTACTAACACACCTAGTGGTTGAAGAACCAATTTATTTTTTTCGTTACCAAATTCGCGTTCATCTTCGATTTCTGCCAATTCATCTTTTACTAATTCATAGTCAGTACATTTGATTTTTTTCCCTTTGACATCATCCTTTTTAACATAACCGCGCTCTTGAATTTTTTCGATCAAACTTGAAAAGGTGGACGGTCTACCAATTCCTCTTTCTTCAAGTAACTGGACGAGTTTGGCCTCCGTGTAATGCGACTTTAAATCCTTAACACTTACTTTGGCGGTAATTTTATTATAATTTACGACAGCATTATTTTTAATTGTTTGGAGAAATTGAAACTCTGGATTTTCCTTATCATATCCTCTCACTATTTTCCAACCCGGAAAATTTACCAATTCTGTGCTGTATTTATACTCTTTCTCCATTGGAGCAGTAATTGCCGCACTAATAGATTGATATAATGCCGGACTCATACAACTTTCTACTGTAACCGACCAAATTAAATTATACATTCGTCGCTCTTTGGAAGAAAACGTCTCACCAATCGTTTCACATGTTACATCCGTTGGACGAATCGCTTCGTGTGCCTCTTGCGCACTAGTTTCTTTTTCATCATTCTTCTTCGACTTCGACTTTTTTTTCGGCTTTTCTACACTGCGCTCACTTAAGCGCGTCACCTCCTCATGTACATATTTATCGCCGTATTTATCTTTAATGAAATCACTGGCTTTTTCAATAAATTCCAAACTATAGGTTGCGCTATCCGTTCTCATATAGGTAATAAAACCGGATTCATATAATTTTTGACAAATAGACATGGTTTCTTTTGGTGAAATATTCAATTCACTAGATGCCTTTTGCTGTAGCAAGCTGGTCGTAAAAGGCGTAGGCGGATTTTTTGTAGTTTGTTTTGGTGCCGAGCAAGAATATACGTGTTTATGTTCAACCGACGCTTCTAAGAACTGTTCCATTGTGTTGGTAGTCGTATTAAATCCAATAATTTCGAAACTATGATTGAGTGAAAACCCCAAGTTCATTTGACTGAAATATCCGGTTGTATTATACACCTTTTTTCCGGGTGATTCGTCAATTTCTTTCTGATTGTCATAAACAAGTCGTAGTGCTGGGGTTTGACACCTACCCGCTGAAAGTCCGGTTTTCGAATTGCGTGAAATATGTGTCCACAACATGGGACTAATTTTATATCCAACAATTACATCCAATATTTGCCTAGCTTGTTGGGCATATATAACATCCATATTTAAATGGGTAGGATTTTGAACGGCCTTTGTAATGGCGTCTTTGGTAATTTCATGGAAAATAATTCGCTTCGTAGTAAGTGGTAATCGAAATACTTGACAAATATGCCACCCGATGGCTTCACCTTCGCGATCATCGTCTGATGCCAGTAATACTTCCTTTGCGCTTTTAATCATTGTACGAATCTTATTGATCTGTTGCGATTTAGATTCCATCGGCTGAAATGTTGGTTTGAAATCATTTTCAACATCTATATTTTTCATACCAGGTAGTTCTTGAATATGGCCAAAACTAGCTATACATTTATATCCGGCACCGAGATAAGATTCTATTTTTTGACATTTTGCTGGGGATTCTACAATTAACAATGTGTAGGACATACTATATAACCAATAAAAATATGTTTATATAGTATCAATTTTAAATATCATTATAATCAATCGACTATATTACTGCTTTAAACAGTAACAATACAATTACATTCAATCTTGCTTTTTCTTAAAATCGCGCCATGAAATATTTTCAACGGGTCTCGGTGTTTCAGCATCAGCACCCGTTTCATTTTCACTGTTTAGTTTTTCGGCCTTTCTTAGAGCACTATCGATATATATTTCTTTTAACAATTTACCAACTTCAAATGAACCTTCGTGTTGGTCAAGGGCGCCTTCCTCAATCGCATGTAATACATTTAATAGGCGCAATAAAATTTTCAAATCGATTTCGTCTTTCTTTACCTTGTTAAAAATGTCAGTATAACTGTTGAATAAAAATTGGCAACTGCTCACACAAATTGAATCAAATTGGTCGGGGTTAGTTTTAGCCATAGACGAATGCTGCTTCTTTAATTTTAATAATAATTCAACCTCCTCTAGGATTTTTGTACTATGTTTTAAATTGCGTATCAAATGAGTAGTATTTTCAGTATCATTCGCTTGAATCATTTTCTGTAAGTTTAATCTCTCTGAATCGTTCATTTTATTATGTATAGAATTAATTAATTCGTTTTAAACTTTTTCTACAATAAATATATAAATACAGAATGTCTTCTTCTAATTCAGCATCATCATCATCGTCTAAATCTGGTGGTACCAGTGTTATGCCAGTTCAAACGGCTCCCATGGATGGGACATCACCTAGAGATGCTGCCATAAATTATAGAAATCAACAGATAGCTAGCCAATCTCAAATGAACAAACAATATAGTGGTGGCAAAAAGCGAAAGTACAGAGGTGGATCTACTCCAGTACCACAATTTAGTGTTCCTGGCCCACCCGTAGGTGCTGGTGGACAAAATCCCAATGGTGCGAGTGTAAGTGCAAATACTGCTCTGACACAAGGGGGAGCAAACGCCGCATGTGATAAATGTATTGGTCCCGCATCAGCTAGTGCCATATGTCAAGGACCACAATGTAACCCAAATGCCCCTCCTATGAAAGGTGGATGTGCTAGTTGTGGTGGTGTAATGCCATTCGGACAGTCATGGAGCTTTTTATCTGGTGGAAAGAAATCTAAGAAGTCGCACAAGTCGAAGAAATCACACAAGTCGAAGAAATCACACAAGTCGAAGAAATCACACAAGTCGAAGAAATCACACAAGTCGAAGAAATCACACAAGTCGAAGAAATCACACAAGTCGAAGAAGTCCAAAAAGTCAAAGAAGTCCAAAAAATAAATATTTTTTTCTACAAATAAAATAACAATATAAAGTAGTATGAAGTCATCCGATATTACTTTATCTATATTCATAATATTGGTATTTATAGGATTATATTTTTACAATATTTTAGCAGTCGGAATAAAAAAAATTCAAGATAATTGGACTGAGTATAGATGTAACCCAATGATTATGCCATTCGCCGGTACATTTGGCCATAATGTAATGTCGAATTTTACACATTGTATACAAAACACACAAATGGATTTCATGGGTTATTTACTACAACCACTTAATTATTTGATGTCAGTCATGAATAAAACAATAGGTGGACTAATGGAATCAATTCAAGATATTAGATCATTTATCAATGTATTTAGAAATATGGTATTATCTATAGTTCAAAGTATATTTGGCGTGTTTATCAACATATTAACACAGTTCCAATTCATTATGATTAAAATGAAAGACATGTTAGGGAAAATAGTCGGTGTAATGGCGACGATGATGTACATTTTACAAGGAACAGTTATGACAATGCAATCATCTTGGAATGGTCCACCTGGTCAGATGGTTAGAATGATGTCTAAATTGAAAATATAAACCTTCAAGGGTGTAAAATTAAACAATATTGATGCGCATATAATAAATAAAATAATTATATTTATTATACAAATAAAATATATATGGATGCTAAAAATGATAATGTATTTTCGGTAATAAACAAAATATATAGTAAAACGGGATTTCTTGATAAGTATGGCGGCTCGCTGTGGACAGCGGCCATATTATGTATAGTATTCTTTATAGCAATATCCTATTATCAAATATACAATAATATACAACCTCTAAAAGCAGACTGGATAAACCAACGATGTAAACCAAGTGTTATGCCATTTGCCGGTTTAATCAATCCACCGGATCCAAAAAAAATGAGTGCTTTCGAATTTACTGCCCAAAATTTTACTGGATGTATCCAAAGTATTTTAGCTGATATTATAGGAATCGTCTTGTCACCATTTTATTATTTAATAAATTCATTTACGGCAATATTAGATGTATTACAAGAATCGGTTCAAGCAATAAGAAATGTACTATCTACAATTAGAAACGCTGTTACATCAGTATCACAAGAAGTGATGGGGAAAATATTAAATGTCTTGATTCCAATTCAATATATAGTTATTAAGATGAAGGATATAATGAACAAAACTCAAGGTATCATGTCGACTAGCATATACATGTTAATGGGAATATATCAAACATTGATAGCCAGTTTTGGAGCAATTATACAGATAGTATCAACTATATTAATATCATTAGCTACGGTTATGATAATTCTATATTTTATTCCGTTTGGTTTCGGAATTCCGTTTGCCATACCACTACTGATTATTTTTATTATGACTCTTGTGCCCGGAATAATGATCTATATTATCCAAGTAATGGTACTGAAACAATGGGTAAATCCACTACCAGGGTTGCCAAGTTGCTTTTTAGGGGATACACTATTGACACTACAATCTGGAGAAGAAATAAAGATAAAAGATGCGACAGTTGGTATGGTTCTAGAAAATAATAATACTATAACGGCTACAATGAAACTAGCATTTATAAATGAGACTGTTTATAACTTAAATAATGTATACTGTACTGGAGAACATAAAGTTAAATACAATGGTACTTGGATAAAAGTAAAAGACCATCCACATAGTATAAAAACAGACGCATATAGTGACTATTTGTATTGTGTCAATACGAGTTCAAAGATATTACATATTCGTGGTGAAATATTCAGCGATTGGGACGAATTAGATAATAGTAAAATCGACGAATTAAAGAATAATTGTAGCAAATATTTGCCGAAGAATTTTGACTTATACGATATTCATAAGTATTTAGATGGTGGATTCAGTGGAAATACAAAAATAGAATTACAAGATGGTCATAATGTAAATATTCATGATATAGAAGTTAACGATATATTGCGTTTTGGAGAAAGAGTGACTGGCATTGTAAAAATAAAGGCCGATGATTTAGAAATAAAACAGATTCATTTAGAAAATAAAATTATTGTGAATGGTGGACCAAACTTACAAATGTGCGATTCTGATTTAGGAAGGATCGGAACATTAGGTATGTATGGAGAGAAAATAAATGAAAAATACATATATCATTTAATAACGGATAAAAGAACATTTTGTGTAAATGGCGTAAAATATTACGATTATAATGGATGCATCGATAGACATCTCGATTTAGAAAAATATAGATTATTAAAGGCATTCATATAATTTTTATATCTACAAAATATATATAATATGGAGTTAAAGATATTTGGTTACCAACTTCGCGTAGAACTCATTATAATTGGTTTAATTGTCTGGGCTTTATTAAGCGGCCATCTATTATGCTCGTGCAGCAAGATCAGTGCCCAAGAAGGTATGGCTGTTATGGGTGCGGCATTAGATTGGACTATGGGAAGTGATATTTCCAGCAGCTGGACTACCCGTGCGGATGCATACGCTAAAAGCATGGGATACAGTACTACTCAATCGAAGTGGTCTCAATACAAGGGCACACCCGTGCCTTTACCCGAGGGTGAAATGTATATGTTCGCCGACAATGAATTCAAGCCTGAATGCTGCCCTTCCACCTATTCTTCCAGCACTGGATGCGCATGTATCACACAAGAGCAAGTAAACTATATTAATCAACGTGGTGGAAATCGTACGATGGCACCCGCTGAATTTTAATTATTTTTACCCATGTGAAAATTAAACATTTGAATTTGAATTTATAATTATGAAATAAAAACATAGCGTATTATGTTTTTATTTTTATTTTAGAGAAAAGGTAAATCTAACATCCAGTGTCAGATGTAGTATCTCTCGGTTTCTGTTCTCTTGATAATATGTATTTAATACACATATTATTGGATATATCGCTACAGTTTTCTTGACATACTACATCACAAGTTACATTATATTTAGATACGACATGTGATAAGATAGGAACATAGTTGTTATATCCATTTATAAAATATACATTTGATAATCTTAATGGCTTGTCAACATTGTCATTATGTATAATTTTATTATCAGATGTAGCGTAAAAATTAGATAATGAGATAAAATGTTTAGAGTTATTACTATCACATATAAAATTTTTATTGTTAATCTGTAGACAATAACCACGTAATGGAACTGTATATTTGTCATCCGTTATTTTATACACAAATGGGCAAATATTCTTAAGATTATACATTTCTATTTGAACGAGTCTAGAGATAAGATGCTTTCCATTTACCATTATACACCTAAATAATATAATAAATAAAAAAGAGTTTTTATATTATTATTTTTTAAATGTTTTTATATTTGTGCTAATGTTTTATATTTGTGCTAATGTTTTTATATTTGTGCTAATGTTTTTATATTTGTGCTAATGTTTTTAGTTAGAATGTTTACACATATAATCCATATATGGTATTATTAGACTTTTCGTCTTTCTTAATCAACTTCTTTACGATATCAGAAGTAACTGTATATGGGAATTCAACCTTGAGAGTCATCTCTTGTTCAAACAACTTGGAATCTGGTTTCATCAATCTATACAGATTAAGCTTGGTATAAATAATTTCCAAACTTCTCTTTAGATTTCTAACACCCTTTTCTCCTTCTGTGTAGTTTTCCACAATATAATCAATTGTATCGTCTGGAATGATTATATCTTCACTCTTGAAATTCACTTGTTCAATAATCTTAGGAATCAAGTAATTCTTCGAAATCGTACGCTTGTCCTTCTTTTCATATCCAGCAGTTTGAATCTTATACATTCTATCCAACAGAATTGGGTTGACACGCGATTCATCATTATAACTGAAGATAAACAAACACTTGCTTAAATCGAAATCAATCTCCGCAAAATATTTGTCATGAAACTGACTATTTTGTGTGGTATCCGTAAGATGCGTTAAGATACCCGCAATCTCTTCACCCTTTGGCGTGTCGCTGATTTTATCCAACTCGTCAAAGTAAATCACTGGATTCATTGACTTGGTTTTTACCAAGATGTCTACAATCTTGCCCCAAGTGCTACCTTCATATGTATAGCCATGACCTTCTAGAAAACTGCTATCAGTCGCACCACCAAGAGCGATAAACGCAAACTCACGATTAAGGATTTTACTGATACCTTCCTTAACTAGGGTAGTCTTACCAGTTCCCATAGGCCCCTTAATGGCAATAGCTGTACCAACCGCATTTGGATTGCTAATCCATTGACCAATCATTTGCATGATCTGAATTTTGGCATCATTTAAACCATAAACTGCTTGGTCCAATACTTCTTTTGACTTTGCCATATACTCATGACACGCTTCAATACCGTTCGACATTGTAAGAGGTAAACTTCTATAACGATTGAACGGAATCTGCATAAAGGTATCGACCCAATTCTTTATCTTATAGTATTCGCCATTACCGGGGTCCATTGATCTAAGAGATGAAATCTTGTTAAGAGCAATCGACTTTAGATGGACGGGAATATCCGATTCTAAAAGAGTTAGGCGATATGGCTTTTGAACGATGTTAACCTTGTTAATCTCTTCCACTTCGCGAATTACTTTTTGTTGTTCTTCAATCGTCAACTTCTCCTTGAAGAATTTATAATCATTCATCAAACTCTTCTTGTTAACCAAGTTCTTGAATTTTTTGACATTTCGCGTCTTTTGAGACTTCATTTTCTTTTCATGTTGTTTCTTTAATTTATTTTCCTTTGTCTCAAGATCTTTTAATCCATCCAACGCAATCTTGTTGCTCTTGTCTTTTTCTAGAATATCTGTAAATGTCTTTCGAATAGCATCAATTGTTTCTTGCTGTTTAGTCATATCTTCTTCTAGCTTTGCGTTTTTCTTGTTAGTTTCCACATCCGCCTCATCATCGTCTTCATCTTCATCTTCATCCTCATCTTCGTATTCATCCTCGTCCTCATCCTCATCTTCGTCCTCATCTTCGTCTTCGTCTTCATAATCAGAATCATCCTCGTCGTCATCCTCATCGCGCATAGGATCGCCAATTGTAAAGATAATATTGAATCCTCTCTTTCCACGACGAGTTACTTCGAATTCTCCATCTTCGTCTTCATCTTCATCATCTTCTTCGTCCTCATCAACCGTTTCGTATTCACTCTCTTCATCTTCCTCCTCTTCATCTTCAATGACTTCTACGCGCGAAGATTTGTGATTAGATTTAGCAGTCTTTTTATTTTCGGTTTTTGTATTCTTATTCTTAGCAGCAACAACAGCAGTATTTTTTGTCTTCTTTTTAGTATCTTTAATTTCCTCCTCCGCCTCATCCTCCTCACCCTCTTCCTCATTTTCAATAGTTCTCTTCAATCTTTCACCACTAATGATCTTATTCTTCAAATTCTTAGAAGGGAATATTTTTTGTAGAAATTTTCTATACTCGTGAACATCCATAGCATCTTCCTCACTTTCACTTCCACTGTGTGTGCTGGCATCATCATTATCACTGCTATCACTCTCCGAATTTTTTTTTAGTTTTTGTTCCATCTTACTAGAGCGTGTGTTGTAAACACGTCTAGATTGGTTATTTGATTTGTTGTCCTTTGAAATAGGCATTGTTAAATACTTGTATAGTATAATCAAATTTTAATATTTAACTTCAATTTTTTTATAATATTTTTGTTGATTAAATTAAAAAATTGACGATTTAAATCTAGTTAAATATAATATACTATTATAAGGAAGCATGGCGAACAAATTCAGAGAGACAATTCCCAAGAAGAAGAGTACCAAGATTATTGGTATTCAATTTAGTATATTGAGTCCAGATGAGATTCGCAAAGGTTCAGTTGCGGAAATTACATCTCGCGACACATATATTAATAATAAGCCCGTAATCGGTGGTCTGTTCGATCCTCGCATGGGTGTTTTAGAACCTGGATTAATTTGCCCAACTGATGGATTAGACTACATGGAAACACCCGGTTATTTTGGACATATCGAGTTAGCCAGACCAGTGTTTTATATTCAATACTTAACAACCATTATAAAAATATTAAGATGTGTTTGTATTAAATGCAGCAAGTTGAAGATCAGTAAGGAAAATTACAAACAAGCGCTTAAACTAACTGGCGATGAGAGATGGAATTATGTATTCAAGTTGGCTAGCGTAGTTGGTCGTTGTGGTGAAGATAGCGAAGATGGATGCGGCTGTCTACAACCTAAAAAAATCAGAAAGGAGGGTTTAGCGACGTTGTTTGCCGAATGGGACAACATTGATGGCCTAACTGATGACGACAAAGAAAAATTAAATATGAAGTTAACACCCGAAATTGTATTGAAAATCTTGCGCCGCATATCTGACGACGATGTGAATTTCATGGGTTTCAGCCCGGTCTTTTCAAGACCAGATTGGATGGTCTGTCAAGTATTGGCTGTTCCTCCTCCCGCAGTTAGACCGTCTATTA